AGTTTTCGGAGTTTCCGTCTGAGTCACTCCGAGCATTTTTTGGAAAAAATCGGATTCTGACACTGCCTCCGCAAAAGCATTTGTGATATCAACAATGTTTCCACCGCCAAGTACGTGCTGAGTAATCAGTCTCTCAGCCTCCTCACGATCGCAGTCTGCCGCCACACAAGTAAATCCCATTGCGATAAGTAAGAGCTGTTTCTTACGGAACGCATCAATGATTGAGAATCCCTGTTCTTCCATCTTTGCGTATTCTCCAAACTGCATTTCTTTTACTCTGTATTCTTTTCTGTTGATCGTTACCTTTACCATTTTTAACTCTCCTATTGACACTCCCCACAGATAAAGCATGGGAATTCTTGCTTCAACCACTACTGCATTGGCTGATACCATTCGGTATCTCAATGTCTTACACAGTGTCCACAAGCTAGATTATACTGTTCCCGTATGCCCTGCGGTGCAGTTCATATGTTCTATTGTTTTACGTTTACTATGCTGACTGCATTTGCAGTCCTTTATTCAGTCTTATATCCCCATAGCTAAAGCAGGGGGCTTTACGACGCACTGGATAAAAAATAAGAGCCGCCACCAGGCGGCTCTAGCAAATTCCAATGTTAAACAGTATCAGCATATTAAGATGCGAATGCTGTGGCTGCCGCTTCTGATTCGATCGCAGAGTCTCTTACAATCGTAATGGTCATTTCACGTGCAGCGTTTACATCACCGCTGTTGACCTTTACGCTCAGAACTCCTGTCCAAGAGAACTGACCATCTTTACCATCAGCACCGAAATCCAGCTCAAACACCTGCTTCTTACCAGCTTTTGCGAGAACTGCCTTATGTGTTTCTTTCGTGTAGTTCGCTGTGAACTGCATATCGTCTGCACTGCGAACTCCTGGAATAGACGCTTCATCCTCATCGTCCAAATCGGTTACTGTAATTTTCTCAGGATCTCCACCGAGATCAGGGTAGTTCTTAATAGGACACAGCTTTGCAACCGTTGCACCAGTGTCACCACATTTCAGGACTGTATTAATCGTACTCAATGCTTTTACTTCTGCGTTTGCCATTTCTTCTTCCTTTCTACCGCTAACTATTGCGGTCAGCGAATGTCTCCTAGCGACATCCGGTAAAATACACATTAAAATAGGGAGTTTTACGCTCCCTTAGTTTCAAATTTCTTTATTTCATCCACCGATGCAACAAGTCTGTTAAATCTCGCCACAGTACGATAAATGTTTGTGTCTGATGCATTTTCAACGGGTTTTGGACCGTATGACCGAGCATACCCCATTTTTCTCATAGCATCGCAACATTGATTTATGATATTTTTTGATTCGGTAATGTTCTTATTGGAATAGCACTGAATTTCCATCACCGATTTTACAGCATTCTCTGAATTATCAAGATCCATGCAAGCATCCGTGTTGTCAATTTGCACGACTGATACTGCCGGAAATGATGGTGGTGACTTGCTGGAATAAATGGATACATTTTTACAAGTTTCTGCCACATATGTTTTTATATTGGTCAGAACCCTATTAGATGCGTCAATCACTTCCAAACACCTCCTTTGCAATACGGCTTATCACGCCCATATTTCTTAACTGTTGTCCAGTCTCATACATGAATGGACGGGAAATCATGCCGTTTGTCCAGTGCCATTCTCCGTCTTTAAAGTAGTACCAGCCAGCTTCGCCATGGCTATTCACATCATACTTCCATCCCGCCATGGACTTGTTGGGATGAGGCGACTTCTCCCCTACTACTCCCGTTCCAAACTCAACATACGCAGCCCACGGGCAATCAGTATAAATAACATATGTCGCACCATTGTAGATGATATCTCCCTGTTCAAGCTGCAAGCTGTTTAAAAGCTCTCCTGTATAAACAGCATCCTTGCCGGATATTTTTATGCGGGCGATCGCTATACCTTCCTCTGCAAGCCTGTAAGCGAACTCTTCACAATTCTCCTGTATCCGGTTGTTATATAGCCGAACCTTTCGACCAAGCCCTCTGAAATCTTTCGCTGACAGTCCCACTGTGTACTTAGGCATTCTTTTTCCTCGCTTTCAGTGCGACAACGACGCCGTTCAAGCCGTCTGCGATACCAGCAACAGTGTAGTCAGCCGATTCACCGTCAGTGGTTCCATCTGCATTCACATCCGGTCTGCTTTTCCAAATAAGAGACTCTTCTGTAATCGGAAGATTTTCTACTGTGGACAACGTTCTTGTATAGTCAAGGTTCGTTCCAAACACATCTGCATACGCAGTTCCACGGCTTGCTGACAATGAAGCATAAAAAGATACAGGAGAACTGTAACCACTGTCGCAATCTCCTGTATCGTCACCATTTTCATCCAAAATATGTACGTCTTTGACGTAATTTGCATACCATAATTTCTGTGTATTTCTTTTCAAGTTTCTCAATACGCTACCCTCCACCTAAAATGCGTATATGTCCCTGCGACCTTTCCGGCAGTCACCGTATTGGTCACGCACAATCTTCTGCAACTTAACCCTGTTGCCGGGAGATAATCGGATCACCTATACCTTTCTCAAACCACTGTGCATATAGCAACAACTCCTTCAAGGTACGTGCTTCGCTGAACCCATGTCCTAGTTCCAGTGTTATCATTATGGGAACTTTCCCCCTCAGCACCAATCTGATTATAGTCGTACAGTGCAAGATTACGAATATTGGAGTAATACCGCTTCATATCCTTTTCTATCATCTCATCGCTGTATCCGTCGGGATAATTTCTTATCCTTTTTACCTCTCGATAGGCATTTTTGATCTTGGAATTAAGAGCCAACAAATCAGCACTTTCCGATATGCACAATTCCTCGATCAATTCTTCACTTATTTCATATACTAAGCTGTCCATGCAATCACCTATTTCTTTGGTGGTCGTCCTGCCCTCTGTTTCTCATCTGCCGCTCCACTTCTTTTTGTCTCGGAATCAGTGGCTTTCTGAACCACCCGTTTCCATCCACTTAACGCAAATGCGGAGGCCTGAATTTCAGACCCCACGCTCATCTTAACTCCATTTTTTTCAAATGTGATAATCATTATCTCTTACTCCTTAGTCTGCTGGGTTCTGGCAAACACCGATAGCATCTTTCTTCTGATTCAGAACAAAAGCATCGTAGCGAACACGTCCTTCTACGAGGCTACCAGAAATTCCCGGTGCATCCTCATGAATCTTGTACTCAGCAAGTTTAATTGGTGATGGCATAACCACTGGGTTAGTGATTACAAAGTTTGTTTTCTCAGGGAAGTAAGATGCAGGAGCTTTGATAATAAGAACTCCATCAACTTCACCTACAAGTCCCGTGATAGCAAGTTTTGTAGCCATATCGCCTTTCTTTGTAAATGCTTCGTCAAGTTTCAGCATATTGTAGTAACCCGGAGTTACGATACAAACTCTTCCGCCTGTCGGCACTTTAGCATTGTCAAGAATCTCCTGCACAGCAAGGAACTTCTCATATGCGTTAGCTTTTGTCACAGCAACGTCTTTAACAACGTGTGATACGTCTGCTCCTGCAACCAGTTTTGCGATACGGTATGTATCAATCTCAGGAATAATAACCTCGTCAATCTGACGTCTCAGCGCAGCAGCCGCAGCCATTGTTCCCATTGTGTCATCTTCACTCTTCTTGTCGATTGTGAATGTGAAGGCTCTGTCTTTGGAAAGAACCATCTCCTGAACTTCATTCTCAAGCTCTGCCGGTGTTCCGTATCTGTTAGCACCCTCTGTTTTGTAATCTCCCATTGTTGCAGTCGGTACAGAAAATACCTTTACTGTGGAAACTCCAACCCAGTCATATGCGTAGTTTACAAGCGCAGATGTAAGTGCACCAATTTTGAATCTTTCATCCACAATCTGTGAATACTTCTCAGCGTAATTAACAGCCATTTCTATTCTCCTTTTCTAACTTTTTGAAATCAGCGAACACATCTTTATGTGCCCGGTATATACTAGGAAGATTAACCGTTGAATCCTTTCAGGAATAAATCAGTCTCTTCATCTTCGCCCTGTCCGGCATTTACTGGCGGTCTACTCTTGAGCCATTCTGTCTCAGCCTCTTTGATAGAAGCATCCTTGAACTTTGCCATGTTCTCTGTCACTTTCTCCATATCATTGTCAAGCTCCGCCCTGGCCGTATCCTTCGCCATGTCAGCAGACATTCCAAGTGCAAGATAGCGTTTCTCTGCCTTTGTCATATTAACTTCATCTTCAAGCCCTTTGACATATCTCTTCCGCTCTTCTTCCGCCTCGCGTTTAGCCTCTTCTTCCTGTTCCTCCGCAGTCTGTTTAGCCTTTAACTGTTTTCTGTAGTTGGCGGCTTCTGAGGATGCCTTATTGTAGTCATTCTGCAACTTTGCACTGTTGGCTCTTTCCTGTGCTAACTGCGCCATCAGTTCTTCTACAGTAGGCTCTTTTTCGTCTGTAGTAGCATTTGGCTCCTGATTCTGCTGTCCCTGTCCTTCAAGGTTTTTGTTGTCTTCCATAATTATCATGTTCCTTTCTTTCGCGTTTAGAGTTCTCTCTCATCAGTTACATTTCGCGATTATAGTCTTCTCTGACTTTCGCGTTTGTTAAGGCACTTCTCTGTGCCATATAAAAAACAGCCACATTTTTGTGACTGTAATTTCTATTAGCAATATTGATTTTTCTTTTTGGGTGAAAACAATTCTGGAACTTCCCATCCTCTTTGTTTTCTTGCCCTAACCATTCCATAGTTTAAACCTAACTCTTCGCACCATTGCTTCATGGTTTGTGTTTTTCCATTATATTCAATCATAACATTATCTCTCCTGTTGTTTTGCTGGACTTTCATTGTAACCCATCTGCAATTTTCAGGCGAATAGTTTCCATTCACATCGATGCGGTCAAGTGTTAAATCATCTGAATATCCGTTGCTGATCGCCCATTCAAAAAATCTCATAAATCCGACTTCTTTCTCATTCCATTCTTGGCATACAGATATTCCTCTACTGTAATAAGCATCTTTATTGTGATAATTTTGAGTACACCTTACAATCATCGAACGATATTCTCTATATATTCTTGTTTTTGTTTTCCCGTGAGTAATGCGCTTCGGCTTTTTTCTGTTTTCAGCGTCAAGGCAACCGCAAGATTTTGTTCTGCCAGATATCAAATACGCCCCAGGTACTATTTTTTCTTTTCCACATTCGCACTTGCACCTCCATGTGATCCTATTATCTTTTTTCCCGCTTTTCTCAATAACGGTCAACCTTCCAAATTTTCGACCTGTTAAATCTTTTTGTGTTGTCTTTCTATAATTATTACATCCGCAACTCTTGACGTTACCTGATTTTAGGTTTCCTCCTCTAACTGCCACAGTATTTCCACAATCGCATTGACATCTCCATACAAGTATTCCGTTTTTGCTTTTCTCATCATCTAAACCTAATACAGTTAAATGACCAAACCGTTTTCCAGTAAGGTCAATTCTTTTCCCTGATGCAACGCCAGGCCTTCCCAATCCACACCCACAAGAAGTTGTCCTGCCGTGAGTTAAATCATATCCCAGTGCAACCTTTGTGCTGCCGCAATCACAAATGCAATTCCACATTGTATTTCCATTTTTATTATTTTCAGCCCTGCTAACCACAAGAAGTTTTCCAAACCTTTTCCCGGTTAAGTCTAATGCTTTAGCCATAAACACACCTCCATTTTGTATTATTACATAGTAATTATACTATTTGTGTTAGTGCTGCGTCAAGCTAATAATACATGATACTGCATCTGCAATTTATTACCTGATTCGGATTAGGATTCATCGACATATCCTTTGGGAATAACATCCATGAATCACCAACATGGAAAGCCTGTCCAATCGAAATATACTTTCCATTTATTTCCCTATGGTCTTTCCTAGTAGCTTCATCAATAATTGATTCCCACCGCTTCATTGTCTTTCCACCATTCACAGCTTCTATATACCTAGCGTGGTTTATTGCCGTATTTACTTCGTTTTCAGCCATGAACCTTGCTCTATCCAGTGAATAGTAATAAGGCTCATTCTTATGCTTTTTCGTGCTGTCTATGACATCGTAAGAAAAGCTCTTAACGTATGTCTCCAAGTGCCTATCCACGCTGGCATACTTCCTAAGCGTTTCCAAATAGGAATCTTCAATCTGTTTTCTAATAAACTCATAATCAATCTTATTCGCTTGAGCCATTGTAAACAGAAGCGTCATTGTGACAATGAAATTCTCTTCCAGTTCTTCTGCCATTTGAATCCTTTTAGATTTTTCTTCTTCCGTAAGATTCATTTCTCCGAAATACTGTTCAAAAGGCATACTTCGTTTATTTTGGATAAGAGTGTTTAATTCATCAAATCTAAGATTCTTGAACATCGTCACCACCGCCATCATTGGTACTCATTCCGTCTAAAATCGGTGAATTGCCCGTTTGATCGGACAGGTCAGCCATCTCCCTTTTCTGTGGTTGCTGCTGAGTATCTTTCTTTATAAGCGATTTCTGATACTGTTCAATCGTTTTTCGACTGTCAGCCCATGCCTGTGCCACATCTGGGAATAAATCAACCTGCTCCATAGCGACACGTCCATGCACTCCGGAATTAATCATTGCAACCATTGAATTAACCTTTGTAGCAAGATCATAAGTCTTGTTCCTGATGAATTTTGGCTTAACATCAGAAAACTTTAATTCCCGAAGCGGACTGTCATATGGTATATCGTTTGTTTTTTGAATTGCAATCAGTTCAAGTTCTACAATCTCCGCTTTTCCTCGGCGTAAAATCTGTTCTTCCTTGCAAGCACTGTTTTCAGCAGCACTCCAACCAGAAGACATATTCATTGCAGATCCAGTAGAGCCGCCACCGGGATCTGTCTGAATTGGGACGTAAGCCTTTTGTAAAATCATGTTACGCTTGCTTACGATATTTTCTTGCACGCCCTGATAATCAAATGTGCTTGAAACAGCCTTTAACATTGGCGTTCCACCATTCCCACTCTGCGGTGCGATAATCCATTGCCCTCCAATAGGAGACTGAGTTTTACCATCACTATCTTTCGGCAAGTCGAATCCTGTACCAAAAAATACTTCCTGAGTTGTCTGTGCTACGCTGTTGGCGAAATCAGACACCTCTACGTTCAGTGCGTTCATATCAGAAATCTGCCGTTCAAAGCATCCCATTCTGTCCGTTGCCCGGTTAAACTCCACAATCGGGATCTTGCCGAACGGATTTGTCTCTCCGCTTCTCCCCATAAATGACCACGGATTTTCAGGCTTATTTCCATTTATAATTTCTCGCATATCTTTAATCTCATAGCGAGTATCCGGCGTGAACACTGTATAGTACACCGTTCCGTCCTTCGTCCTGCGGAAAGTAACACCAGCAATCTTTTCTTGTAACGCTGAATTTCTGTAGATGCAGAACGTAAACAAGGGATTTAGCGTTGCAAGATCAAATGGAGCTAAACCATCATAAACCTTTTTGATATCAACGAACTGATAACCAATTCCGTTAATTTCAACAAATCTGCCAAGCTCCTGATCTTTTGAAAAAGCATATTCTGAATCATTCAGCTCATTCAACATGGAAATCGCATCATCCTGTGAATCATTCTGTTTATCTGTAGATTTGCTCAAATCCTTATTTCCACGTTGCACATAGGTGATTGGCTGCCCCCAAACATATCCGAGCTTAAACTCGGTAATTTGGTTTGCGAGATTATCTTGTACTCTAATATCAACGTCCTTACGGATCGTTTTCTTTCTCACAAGTGGCTGAATACCTTTTTCGTACCGCATCAAGGTAACCATATTGTTTGCATTTTCCATGTGGACAAGCATCGCTTCTTCCAACACCTGAAAGATATTTTCTTTTGTAATCTTTTCCACATCCGTATAAATCCGACGTCTGCCGGTAAATTCCGGGTATGTAAATACTTTATTGTCCTCAGACACCGAATCCCACCTACCTTTACGCAAAAAGAAAAAGCCTCACGCGACATTATCACGCAAGACTCTCTCTAATGAACGAATTACAATTTCTTCGATTATAAGTATAGCACTCTTAATTGTGAATTGTGTGAAACCTTATCGGGAAACATATTTTGACAACCTCTTTGATACAGTAGAACGCTCCATACACATTATTTCTGCAATCTCCTGTTGACACAACCCGTCCTTTGTGTACTCAAGAATCGCCTTGTCCTCAATGTCTTTGCAATTTGCTATCACATTGTCAATCGCAAGTTCCAGCTCATTCAGATACCGAATGTCTGATTGGATCTGCTCTTCAATTATTCGGCAATCTTCTTCCCATTTCTTCATCTGTTGCTGCTCATACTCCGTACACCCAGTAATAGTAAATCCTCTTGCTTCATACGGGAACTGCGGATTTGACCCATAAACCTTTCCCGAATAACAAGATGGACGCTTTTCTATGTACCGTTCAAGCTTTTTCTTATCCTTTTCAAGAAGGATTCCAAGTAACTTATAATTTGCGATATCTCTTCTCGTAATTTCCATTCTCTGTATCCTCCTTAAATTGGACTTTGTATAATTTGTGCCGCCCTAACGAAACCAGTTGTAACAAATAATGCAAAACTCGCCAATCCGTCCGGCACATCATCGTGTGGATTCTTCCCACGCACTGAATAACTCAACAGAAATCCCATCATTCTTCCGTAATCATCTTTCGGTTTATAATGTTCACTATCCCTAAAGAGGACGTGCTTCTTTACCCAATCTGCATTGACAATAATCTTTGTTTCCTTATTAGATTCCGTGTACTTTGTGGTTATGTTGCAGGCACCGCCTTTTTGCTCAACAAGCTTACTTACTTCAAGTGCTACACGGTCCCCACCATTGTTTGACTCGAACTGACACTGTTGCATTTTAGTATTAACTATCAAATCCGATGTCCGCTCATACTGGATTCCGTAATTGGAATTATCATCACAAACACAGTCTGTAAGATAAAAGTCGTTTCCGTACTGCAACATACAAGGCAAAAACAAATAGTCAGTACCTTTATTTTTCGTATCGCAGATGCCCCATACAGCGTCAGGCTCAGTAACCGGCAACGTAATGAATCTCCGCAATTCTTCATCTGTATACAGGAGTCCTTCACGTTCGATAGGTTCATTCTTATACAGACACTTGTAGGTGATCTCATCCATTGTGAGTTCCTGGTCATGGAAAAACTCAACGCTGAAACCATTGTACTTGTAATCGAAATTCGACTCCCCAGTGATAGGGTCTATGTCCGGTATGGCAATAAATCTTGCCCTGTCATTTCCATCGTAAATATCAATTAGTCGCCCAATGACATCATGCACGGACCATCTCGTAGCAATATGGATTTCTTTGCAGCCATCCATTTTTCTCTGTTTGGCGTCAGTACCGTAGATTCTCCAAAGCTTGTCCAGAATATTTTTATTCAATGCTTCTTCGATACCACCAATCAAATCATCACAATACAGATATCTATTTGCACGGACTTTACCGGCATTCTTACTTCCAACAGATGTACACTGGATATTTGAGAACGGTTTGTATTTATTGAAATTTATGGTTTCTCTCTTGGCATTTGTGCTATGAAATTTCACGTCTGGGAAAATCTCTTGCCAGCAATATTCATCTGAGTTCGTTGTAATATCCATAACCCCGTCATAGAACATTCTGGTAATATCTCCACTGTGTGAGAAAAACAAACTGAAATCATCCGGGTGTCTTCCGATTATCCATGAACAGAAAAACTTTTCAAGAGTGGTGTTATGCGTAATGATATAATCATCTGTAATATATAAATGACTTTCATCATCAATGTAAATGCATTGGCACTCTTCTTCACCGATGTATTCTATCTCTGATATGAATCTCTTCATAACTTTTCTTTTTGGAGTATACTTTTCAGCTTTTCTTGTCAGAGAAAATATACTATCCATGCCAGAGGTAAATTGTATGATAATCTCAAAATAATCATTGCATTGTTTATACTTACCATTTTTCTTATATCCGGCTTTACGTTTGTTTTTACTTGCATAACCTCCAAGAGAATGAACAAGTTCGCATACATCATTTGCAAGATGTTCTGAAATTGTAGCGTATGTACAATAAGATTTTGAAGCAGATCCGTCTGTATCCATAAGACCTCTCAAAAGCCACAATCTCTGCTCATAACTTCCATATAGATAATCTTTCGGTATGAATTTATCTATACTCTTCTTTCCGAATAATCCGAGCCTATCAAGTTCTTTTCTGACTAAGCTTCCAACTTTTGCATTATCGCCTTCATGTCCACTAACAAAATATGTACATCTCTCTTTATATTTCAAGCTATATCCATCAGGTAAAAAACTGTCAAATCTATCCAACAATTCTTTGTCTACAGAGCTTAGCAAAACACTACCACCAGTTAATCCGCCATCTCCGATAAGTGCACCGACAACATACGGGTGCAGGGAAAATTCTTTTTTCTCAAAACAATCGATCTTAGGAACATAATCTATTGAATAATTTTTTCTCTTTCCATTCTCCAACTTGTAATTTTTAAGCATTTCAGACAGCTCTACTGTCCTGTATTTTTCGCTACCATCTTTATTCTTTCGTCTGCGATCATCTCTTGTTTGTACCGTCCATAAGTGATTATCCGAACATCTCGTCTTGGAACCATCATCGAAGGTCACCTCATACATCTTTCGCTTCTTTCTTGGTGAGATACTAAGTACGGTTGCTACTTTTCCTGTTCCAGAAATTACCTTTGTACCTACTTTGACGTCCCCCATTTGTATAAATCCATTTGGCGTCAATATCTTTGAATATAAAGGTTGACACTTCTGCGTTCCCGGTGGCATGGAAATTGAAAGGATGTCAAGTTTGTCATCCTCAAGATCCTGCATTGCCTGAATCAATCCATGCTTATTCAGTTGTTTCCTTTTCGGGGAGTAGAAGCGATCCTGTTCTAATCGTTTTCGCTCAAGATAAAGTAGATAGCTGTCAAACAAATGAGGTGCCTCAAACTTTAAAGCTTGCCAGTACAAGGTTTCAAACCGCACATCCTGATTCTTTATCAGTAATCTCTGAGCCGATAACTTAACCGCCTTTGAGAGTTTCAGGCAGTATTGCAGATAGTCATGATTATCCTCATACATATTCAGGCACAACTGCATAATATTATCCCATGTACTATATTTATTTGTATCCTGCATTTTCAATGCGTTTGCTAATCTCTTATACTCTCTAAACTCCATGTTTCTCCCTAAATCAAAAAAGAGCCAATATCTGCAATTTCTCACAAATATCGGCTCTGGCTCTTAGGCTCTGGCACTAATTATTCTTTAATTTCAACAATTCCATTCTGATCAATGATTTTAATTTCAGCTCCCCAGTAAGACTTCACATATGATTGCATCCCAGAAATAATATTTCTAAGTTTTTCATTTTCAATCAATAAAGAACTCATGTCATCTTCAAGATTGGCAATTTTCCTTTTAAGTTTCTTCTTTCCCATGAATCTTCCCATCCTTAATCACTGGATAATACGCTTTCTTACAGTGTTTACACCATATCGGTGCATTCTCAATATTGGAATTCTTTTCTACCCTCTGACCAGTCTTATGACCAGCCGGGCAGTAATACCAACCATTAACGATCATGTTATTCCTCTGTATGACAGGTGTTCTCAATCTTTCCATACACATCTTCATACAGCTCCTGTTTGTCCCCGTTGTATGTGTACTCAGCATAGATACCATCACCGCTGATATCAGTTGAAGCAAGGCATTTGTAGTTCTGCAAAGTCTTACAACTCCATACCACAAAAACATTGCTTAAGTCAATCGGTGTTTCTGGTCTGTTCTTCCGATACCATTCAACAAGTTTCTTCTTTGCTACACTCTGAAAGTGATTCATTCCTGTAATATTCATGATTAATCCTCCTCATAAATAATATCCAGCCCGTAAGCAACAGCAGCAGCATGTTCAATCTTACATCCTCTTGCATTCTCCCAGCCTTTACAGAAGTACGCTGCATGGCACAGAGACATATTCTCTAAGGACTTAGCAAGGAAACATAGTGGAATCTGTACTACGCCACGTTCTTTCATGGATTCGTTGCTGTACCACTCATCTGTGAAAAGAGTATTCACAACCTCATATCCTTTTTCTTCAAGAACCTTAATTGTTTTCTCTCTTGTTGCTACAATTTCTGCATCCGTCTTTCCGGCCATTGGCTGACTTAACATTGCTTTCATCATGATTAATCCTCCTGTTCCCATCCATCTTGAATCATTTTAGGTTTATACACATGTTCCGTATATCCTTGTCCATTGCAAAGGTCGCATTCTACATCGTAATACTCGTAATCATCGCAACATTCCCAGTACTGAGCTTTATTGCGCTTCTTTGTGATTTTTCCAGTCCCACTACACTTTGGACATTTATGGATTTTATTTCCCTGCATTTCTTTTTGCAATTCTGCTAAAGTTGTATTCTCTCCATAAGTCTTGCACAGCCTTACAACATCACATATCTTCATCGCATTCTCCTCGTTCTTCCATAAGTCAACAATCGAAAGTGGTATATGATAATACGGTTGCCATTCTTCAACAGTTTCCTTTGCACCCTCGATTGTTTTGCATATCCATACCGGTATTCCGTTCAATGCATTGACTACTGCATATTGGCAATCCGGATATTTATTCCTAGCATTATCAAGTGTTAATGTATTAGCATTGCATGAGATATTATTTCGACTGCATCTCACTAAATCGAAGATTTTTGCTAAATTCATAAATCGCCTCCGCTGTTATCGGTTCTCTGCCAATGAAAGAACCATCACCACAATAAGCACTGAATGTAATATTGCCAACAGTTACATTCGAGAAAAGAGAAAATGGTATCACTCCAAGTTGTGTTACTTCAAATTTCGGGATAAATTCATCCATTCCACATCCGCATACTGAATGAAATTCTAGGAATCCAGTTACTTTCTGTCCTGTTTTCTCAACATAAGCTTTTAACGGATTAGGTACTTTAGTTATTATTTTTGCTACTCCGCAAACATCCAGTCTTCCGCAAGCATGTCTGCCTGACTTGCAAGCCATCCCATCTGTACTCCTGATGTTCCGACAAATGCAATAGCCATGTTTCCGATAGCATCATGTTCACAGTTTACAATTTCTCCATCTGCTGTTTTGTAAGAAATGCCAGTGGCAAGCTGAATGTACTGCTCCTTTCCATTCCAACCTTCACGAGCTACTTTACGTCCTTTCTTTAATTGCTTAATAGCTTCACTGAAAGAAAAAGTTGCTTCACCACCAAGTGCCGGACAGTTCGTGTCATCCGCAAAAATCCATTCATCGGAGCAAATATTGGTAAATGTATAATCTACACACTCGGTTCTACGAACATCAATGTCCTTACCATCTTTTGTATGTATCAGAATTGACTGCACCGGAATGCACCAAAACCAATATCCCGCCCATGATGGAAGTTTCACTTTCGCTCCGTGTTTCATTGCTTCAAATGCTTCTTTAAATGTCATCGTTCATCCTCCTTTTTTCTAAACTGGCATGGCAGGAATCGAACCCCAACATACGGAGTCAAAGTCCGTTGCTCTACCGTTGAGCTATTACCCGATAAAATTACTGCATTCGGAATCGAACCGAAACCTATTAGCCATTCGCTAATCATTCTGCCGCTTAAACTATACAGTACACTGGAAAATCACTATGAAAGAAAAAGGTCTCCAGGAAATTCCACTCCCCGGAGAGAGCTACCGCCCGGAGTCGAACCGGGAACCTGTTGATCCGTAGTCAACTGCTCTATCCGATTGAGCTATGATAGCATATTGCTGTTTTTAAAATGCGATAGTATAAGGAGCGTCATGTCATGACATAAAGCATTCTGAGAACAGCAAAACTCAGAAATGGCGGATGTCGGAATTGAACCGACTTTTCAAGGTTATGAGCCTTGCGTGGTAACCGTTTCACTAATCTGCAACGCCGTATGGAGGAGTCGAACCTCCAAGTCGTTTCCGACTGAATGCTTAGCAAGCATTTCCAATACCATTATGGGAATACGGCATACTGACTGGGTGAATCGCCATTCAATTACTCTCTGTACCGCAAAGAACCCAGTCACTCATACATATAAAAAGGAAGTCCCAGTGTTGCCACACACTGGAATTGGTGGAGTAGGATTTGAACCCACGTAGTCACATGGACACCTAATTTACAGTTAGATCGCTTTACCCACTTGCATATCCACCAGCAACCGCCATCTGACAGTTAGCAGCAATATTTATCGTGCTGTGCGTTGCACTATGCGGTTATTTAAGTATCGTATCGTCTTACCGCCAACCTACACGCCGCTCTTTTGTTCCTCAAGCAGTAGTTGGAGATTTTAAAGTCTTTACTGACTATTTGTTATCGGTTACTACCGTATCCGCTCCCTGAACAGTAACCCATCCGAATTTGTTTCTGGCTTCGGCTTCTTTCATTCTGATAAGCTCATCAGTGATTGATTCACTGACAATTTTGTTCGACTCTGCCTCTGCCTTTGCTTTCGTAATCTCAATTTCTGCATCAGCCTCCGCCTGTAATTTTTCAGTCTCTTTCTGGACCTTGATTTTCTGCTGTTCAGCCTCTGCCTGCTGTTTTTCCTGTAATGCAGTTACCCTGCTATCAATAGATGCCTTAAGTTTCTTGTCTGGGTGTACATCAATAATTGACGCATCAAGGACTTCAATTCCATAGCTCTTGCTAAATTCTTTGTTCAGATATTCTGTAATTTCAGTGTTAAGCTGCGATCTATTGCCGGAATAGATATCCATCATAGAATAATCAGTTGTCACTTCGGAAATTTTTGATTTCAGGACAGTTTTTACACGACTTTCTACAATGTCATCTCCATCCATTCCGCGAAACCTTTTGTATGTATCAACTACGGTATCCGGATTGTATCTGTATGACATCTGAAAACTCACAGAGATGCTTGCGTCATCAGATGTGGCAACCTTAAAAGAGTCATCACCCTTACTACCCTCACGCTTATCCTTTGACATTACGAGAATCTCATTACTTGTGGAAAACTGTTTTACTTTTTTAAACGGGGATACGAAATTCAGTCCAGGAGAAAGTGTTTCTTTCTGAACTCCGTCTTTGTAGTTGTATACAATTCCAACTTTTCCTGTGTCAATAAATTTGCAAGATCTGACTGTGAAAATTCCACCTGTAATTGCTACTGCCGCAATAATTCCAATAAGTACGCCCTTTTTCATTCTTCCTTGTTCTCCTTTTCAATTTCCTTCTTTATCCTTGCTTCATCTCTTTTCATGCTGAGATAAACCTTATTTCCTATCCATGCAACTGCGATTGCGATTATGCTAAATGCAAGCACGGACAGAAGAAATATTACCCACATTTCTTCTTCCTCCTCATTCTGAAACCATGATATTTTCTCCAGTTGTTTGAACCGAACAATACTTTCCAAGCAAATGTCTTTTTCAAAGGTTCTGCATCAAAGCTAAAAGAAACTTTGAACTCATTGGCAATTTCCCCTTCACCAACTTTTATGTCGGCATCAGCAACCAGTTCTTTGGAAATATCATGAATCAAGTCATCCTGAATCAAACTTCCTTGCATATAAAATTCTCCTGTAGGTAGCATATCGCCATATGCATACTTGCTTTCATCTTTCTCGCCCATCAGATAATCCTCCAAAAAGCTTTCACATCCTCCAATCGAAACATAGCTTGCACAGATCCATTATCATAAAAACAGATGATGCCCAGTTCCGTATCTATCGAACACGTAGTGCCACTAACGTGATACTCACCTTTTTTTGTTTCGACTACATACGTTGGAATGATGAACTTAACATCCCCATAAATCGTATTATCCATATTCACCTCATCAAATCGCATTCACGCTCTCAAACGCTTTAATCATCTTCGGGAACTGAATAGCGAACCAGTCAACAATAGTTTCGTCATGTCCAAATTGTCTGTAATGCTCATAATTGGCTTGCAAACCACTTTCAGCGAGGAAAGCGTGAATGATTTCGTGTCGCAACCGCTTTCTCATCAACCCATCGAAATCACCAACCTCATTGACGTTATCATCCCTGATTTTAATTTCTCTTGACGTATAATCGCAGTAGCCGTCGATATCTTTATCTTTGAATGACTCCCTAATCACTCTATATTCGGTTCCAAGAATATTTACTGTTGTCATTTGCTATCCTTTCAAAACGTATCCTACAGGCATTTAATAATTAAACTGATAACCGTTACGATCACCATCACGAATGTAACCATGACGGTAAATCCGAACAGGGTAAAGAGTATTTCCTCTCCCTTTTTGTATTCCTTTTTCACAGAAATTCTTAGCTGATCTGTAACGCCTAGCGTCCTAACATACATCCTTGACGTTATCAGAAGTGCAAAGCTGATGACGACTAATATCATCGTAATTTTAATTAACATATCCATCCTCCAAAAGAGCCTTTTTGTTTTTGGTCGTTATTTTTCGGGGTGAGGCTGTGCCGGGTGTACCATCCACTACAACCCCTGCCGGGGGATCTCCAGCAACAAGCAATGCTAAAATGCAAGCGGTGCATCAGCAACCCGAACATATGTATCTATACGATAAATAACCATTTTCAGTATAGATTATGCACTATATTTTGTATGCTATTTTGAACAAACACAATATATTGTTATTTAATTTTAGTTTAGCATTATGTGCTACACGCTTGTTAAAATAAGTCAACCGGATCATCTGTATCCGCATCACCTGGAAGTGCTTTGGGATCTGCTCCGATGTCGGCAGCGATTTGTTCAATACTCTTTTTCGCTCCTGTGATCTGCTCCTGCTCTACCGCTTTTGTCTCTGCCATTCCATAAGCGGCTTTCGCGATGAATATTTTGTTCGCATCTGTCCCCTTGGAATTTCCCAAATTGTCGACCAAAAAACCTTTGCAAATATTCAACCATTTTTTGACCGTGTCGGAGTGTTCAGCTGTCCGATATCTCCCATTAAGCCAAGTATTAAACGTTGTTCTGTCAATATCCACTAAAAAGCTAAATGCTTCCAATGTTGGATTAACTGAATATTTACTGCATAGTCTTACATACACACTAAATATATTATCTAATGCTTTGATATCAGCATTATCAGGCTTAGATATGCGATCTGAAATATAAAAAAGCATATCTACAAAGCTATCTTTTACGATCTTTTTACTTTCTTGGTCTACATGGTCTATCTCTAATTCATTTCTGATATACTCATCAGCGTAATAATTAATGTCATGTCTGTATACCTCTATCCCAGTAGATGTAATATCTGTATTGTCTTTCATTTTTGTTCACCTCCAAACTGTAAAAGTATAATAAAAAAGACCGCTCCCCATTATGCAGTAACGTATATCTGCTATACGGGTCACGGTCTAATAAGACTACCAAGAGTTGTATATATTATAATCTGGCTATATACTGCCTATGTAATTATCTGACTACTACGTTATATCAAATTCTATTCGTTGTCAATACTTTTATTTTATCTAGGTGGAAAATTATCAACAGTGCTTTGCGTTTTCGCAAATGCATGATATATATACTACTCTTTTCTTCTCTTCTCTATTCTATTCTTCTCTGGGTTTCCAAGTGGTATACCAACCGGTATACCAAGATGTTTTTTAATTGATCTGGAAACGCAAAAAAGACAGCCCCGGAAGGCTGCCAGAACTACTCGCACACATCAAGATAAACTCTGTGTCCGTTCTGCTCCTTGTCAACTGCAAAGAAGCAAGGCTTTTCTTTTCCCTGTAGTACCTCGTCGATGCTATAATTCCAACCCCACGAAGATTCAACAGCAAGCTCCCCGGTTGCAGTCTCGTAGATTTTGAAATATTTATTTTCCGGCAGCGACACTCTGATTCTGTCGCTGCAAGCTGCTCGATAGTGTTCACCGCCGTAAGTATATACAGATCTTTTTTCGGCTCCAAGTACGCCGAAATTTTCATATATTTCAATTTTTTTCATTTTCTCACCCCCTTGTCTCTTCAAAAGTGCCGTCATCGAAGAAAAACACTTGCCGGTGCAACGTCTGTTCCCAGTCATCACCCGTGGAATTTCCAAACGGGTCACGGCTCTTTCTCGGCACTGTTCTTTCGAGCTGGACTTCTCCAGCTCCGCCTTCTCTATCGTCCCTGACCACTTCCCAGCCTAACAGCTGGAGTTCTTTTACTCTATCTTCTCCTGTCATTTTCTTTTCCTCCTTTTATTCCTCATATTTTGAATCAATCAAAGCCAGTTGCTCGTCATAATATTTCCGAGCAACTGAACATCTTAATTCATAGTTACTGCCGTGTGAAGGATAACCTTCTTCCCGGCACTGCTCCGCGATCTCCTCGCACTCCTCAAGATATGCTTTTTCAATCTCGCATATCTCTTTTATATCTTCTTTTTTGTAAAATCCCGCCTCTTCGAGATTTTTCCCAAGTTCCTCTATTTTCATTTCCGTTTCTCCTCTCTGGAACCTGTTTTTCTGTTCCTTACAAGCATTATTATACCACTATTTTTAGTGCTGTCAATACTTTTTTAATAATATTTAACTTTTTCCTCGTCTGTCGGAACGACCTCTAATATATCGCCGGGTTGGCATTTTAGCAGCACGCACAGAGTGTTAAGCGTAGTCGTGTTGATATTCTCGCCCCTCCTTATCTTGGTCATTGTAGCCTCGCTGATCCATTTGTTTTTGCGTATCTTAGTACTCGTGTACCCTCTTTCCGACAGCTCTCTAAGCACATCTATCTTGTATTTAATCATGTCTCGTACTCTCCTTTTTGCCCTAGATTGTATCACCTCTATATTATATATCATTGGTTAAGGCAGCACAAGAAAAAGTTTTTTAAAATGCACGCTTTTTAGTGTTGACATGCACTATTTTTAGTGGTATATTATAACCATAGCAACGAGGACAGAAAAAATCCCGCCCCGGAGGTAACGAGGACAGAAAGAGGTAGAAAATGAAAAAGTATTTTTTGAAAAAATACTATAGTTTTAAATTCCAGCTTAACCGGCTGGAAAGAAAAGAATTAAAAAAGGAACTGGGAGAACTCGAGTTCTCCGGCTGTACTTTTGCAGCCACAGACAGAATCAAATCCGTACTCTATGAATTAGGGTACAGAGTCGAAACGAGAGGACGCTTAGCGTTCTCGGAAAAGTTCTTTGAGGAGGCGTAGGCATGAAATACCTTTTTGAAGAAAAGAAAACAAAAAAGGTTGTGGAGCTGGAAAGAGACAGCATCACAGCCGGGCAAATGAAAGAAATCAGCCGTGACGGCTTCCGGCTGATCGGAATAGGCGGTGGGGAAGAAATCACCCAAACAGGGGGCTACTGTACCGCCATCGGTCAGCAGCACTTTGACGGGCTGACCCTCGACTATCTGGTGGCAGGCTACACCCTGACTGCTGCCACTGAATCTGTCAGAGTATTTGAAAAAGACTGTCGGACGGTGACCGTTGAAAGAATTTAAGGAGGAAACAAAATGGAAGCATATATAAAAATATTAGTCAAAAACTTTGATTTTGAAAGCCCAGAGGATTTCCGGGCAGAATTAAGAAAAAACCGGAGCGAGGTTATAGAATGGCTCCGGTGGAGAGCAGACGGCGGCAAGATGAAAAACGAAATTACAGCCGCCGGACTTGCACAAGCTTGCAAAGAGCTTTTAAATCGCATTTAGTCGAAACGCCTTCGGGCGTCTACAGGAACCGCCCCACCTGTACCGATGAGACAGGGCAACGAAAGGAGATAGAACACATGAAAAATTATATAACAATTGTGGGGAAAACAAGTAAAAACCTTAGAAGCCATGTGATAATTCACAACGGTTTTCATTATTTCGCTGAAATGGACACCGCGGAGCAATTAGAAAGATTTTCTAAAATGCTCGGATTCACTTACAAGCTGGAAGAAGTGAGCAAATCAGAACAGCATGGTTTAGCATGTCGCACACTATAGAAGACCGATGCGGCGGCGGATTTTGGAAGCTTTCAGACATTCCAGAGAATGCAAAGCCGTTTAAAGCTCTTTCAAATGGATCTATCGTTGATTGCTTTTCCTAAATAATGGCGAAACAATACACATATATAGACCAAACCCAAATGCAAAAGAAGTATATAAACCGCTCGCTCTTAAAGAACGCATTAAATTTGTGAAAAATAATTATTTATGTTAACCACCGCCGACAGCGTACCGGGGAGCATTGCCCCGGAGCGGTTTTATAAAAAATATGAAAGGAGGTACAGCCATGAAAAAAATCATATTGACCGATACGGAAGCACGCCGGTTGTGTCAGTTAATCCAGTTAACAGCCGGATGCAGACAAGAAAGCCTGCGGAACTGGCAGAAAAGCGATCTTGATTCTGCCGGTGAAGTTGTTCAGCTGCTCGAAGACATAGAAAGAGTAGCCGAAAAGATTAGAAAGGAATTAGCCGGATAATTTCCGGCTTTTTCCAGTACAAAAAACGGACGGGAGGGGACGAAAACGCAAATGAAAATCACAGAAAAAGAATGGCTGAACCTGTGCCAGTCAGTCAAAAACGAAAAGTGTGACTGTATACACTGGGACGATGCCCCGGTCACGTCTCGATCCGGCGGTATATCCCACTTGCAGCACATACTGACGAGATCAGCCAAGCAGGTCGGAGCGGTTCAGCTAACCTGCATACTTGTTAGGGACGGCGAGAATATACCGCTATCAGATATTCAGATCACGGACCCAGCGGAGTTGTTGCAGCATATTCCGCACCGGGCAGAGGTTAATATTCTGTAAAAATAAAGCCAACACCGACTTTTCCGGCATTGGCTTATTGGCGTTTACTCGTATTCTTTTTGTATCTGCTTCATGCGGTCATTTATTGCGACTTTGACTGATTCCGGCAGATTCTGAAAACGTGGAACAATTCCAAAGAAGTCGTACATAATCAGGGCGGCGAATGCATTTGCATCTACTTCCAACGGTTGGAAATTGTACTGCTCATTGCTAATTTTATCGCTTGTTTGATACTCTTTCAGGTCTGCACCGTTAGCGATTTGATAAGAATGTCGAAGTTCGTGAGCTATTGCAAAGAACAGCTCAGGCGATACGGTCATATCATTTCGGATCAGTATCGCATCCGGTGTTAATGCTGCTATTTGCGTGCTGGTCCGCATCCGATCAGCAGACACGAATTTGATAGCAGGTACAGATATATCTAATATCTCGCAGATTTCCCGAGCGAATTTGATGCAGATTTGCTTTTTATCCATGGTGCAGCCTCCTTTCACGAGTGTATAATATCACGGATCAAGCAAAAATGGAATTGAATTTATATTACTTTTGTAGTATGGTAATTGTATCTATAAGCTTGTATTTGACGGTTTAAGGCGTTTTCTTATGCAGACAACCAAATTATCAAACGTCTGTAAATAGTGCCGGATACAGCCACATACAAACGCACAGCGATATTACAGCTCATTATTATAGTATTATTCACACAGCAAAATCGCATCAAAAAAGGACGCTGAAATTGACTCATTTTTCAGCATCCAGATTTTAGACCTCCTGAAAAAGTACCGACATCTTTTTTGCGGAAACTCTTCCGGGAGATTTTCTTGCCCTAAAAACGCCCTAAAAACGCCCTAAAAACGCCACCCTTCGGACTTTTGGAACGCAATAGTAAATTGCCACATTGGACAGAGCTTTTTAATTCTCCGCTATACTTTTCCTATAATCATTTCTTTCTTGCATCAACTGCTCAATATTGGATTTTACTCCACGCTTTGCATCTGAAACCCTCATGTGAATTTGTTTCTGCTTTCTCCTGCAATAATCACTGCAAAGATTTGTTGCAACATCAGAATGAAACTGTTTTCCGCAGTATACACAGATTTTAAGACTATTCTTTCGTTTCTCTATCTTTTTATCATATTGACCTGATTCTATATTATACCTCTGCTTATGATCTCTCTGCCATTCCAATACCGCCTCACGTTGGCATTCATCTGAGCAATATTTTTGACGACCGGAATTTACTACATATTCCACACCACACCATTCACATTTTGCGACACTCCCGATCGGTCTTGCAGTTCCTTTCTCTCTGTGTCTCTTTTCGGCATCCCTTTTCCTTATGACCCTACAGTTCGGGCAGTAAAACGCCCTTGGTCCACCACTAAACTCGGCTCCACACATCTTGCACGTCCTGATTCTCATTACGTCAGACTTTCTTTTTTTTGCACATTCGTCACAGTACAATTTATCGAGATCGCCATAGAAAGCCTTACCACAGTCAATGCAAGCTCTTTTTGTCCTATTCTTCATTAAAAATAGACACCTACCATTCTTCTTCGTCAATCAACCCAAATATCTTTTTATCCTTTCGGAAGTCCTCTTTAAGTAGTCACTCTTTTCTCCTGATTCATTCGCATTATCGCAATAGTACGATATCTCTTTCAGCATATGCCGCCTGTTATCATCCTTTTCCTGATCCACGTCCAATTCTTCGCCCATGAGTCCGGCGATAAGCAAATTAACCTTTAACTTATAATCATCATCCATCATAGCATCTTTAATTAAAACTGTCACATTTCGCATTTTTGTACCTCCATTTTAAAACACTCCTTAACCTATATATACTACATCACATTGATTCCCGATAGTCAAGCGTTTTCACGAAAAAGCAGATGACCGCTTATCAATCATCTGCCTCAGTACACTTTATTCCACTATTCCAGTTCTAATGTCTATCCCCTGTCTACGCAGTCACTCATCCGGTTCTTCCTTTAAATACGTTGTTACAGCCTCATACGCAGGAGTCCTGAATCTTCTCACCGCATCTATTGGCGGCCTTGTCTTTTCAAGACGCTTATAATGCGTTTGGAAATTATTATCCATTTCAGCTGGACAGCTTCTTTCTTCTGTACTTCGTTTCACGAAAAATCACTCCATTCTTCCGATGCAAGCCAATCTTCATATCCTGTATGTCCCTCGTAGCACATTTCCTGTGCTATACAATCGGAGCAGCATCTTGTTATTTTGCACAGCATATCAGCCAATTCCTTGTCTGTTGCTTTCTTTATGCGGTCGGCATTTGTCATTTTCTCAGCCATTTCATAACGCCTCCAACTCTTTTTCATACTCTGATTTTTTCTGTCGCAGCCACTCACACAACTCTTTTTGGAATCGGAGCGACTGCCCATAATTGCAGGGAAATGAGCTGGATATGTGTAATCCATCCCCTTTCTCATAGTCCTCAGTCAAGCTCCTAATGCTTTCAATATCTTTTTCCAAATCTTTTGCTCTATTTAAAACGTCTTTAGTCATGACTTTCCTCATCCTTTCTACCTGTTTCTACTGGAACTTTCCTCTTGAAATGTTTCTCGCATCCCGCAAGATCGCAGTTGTAAAAATTCAATGGGTTTTCATTTCGGTGTAGCTGCCATAATATTTTCCTTTCAAATTTGTCGCATGGCTTATACTGTTTCTATGTTTTTGAGTTTTCTTTGCAGAAGCTTGATTACTTTATAATATCTGTAATTCTGTCGCAATCCAATCTTTTTGACATATCGAAACTTGATTGTAAATTTAATATGTTTACAAAGAAAATAGTTGCAAAAATCAACGGGTGTCAGATGGTTCAGATGTTCAGAATCACCTATAAAGCCCATAAAGCCATTCTGTTCATCATAGCTAAGTGGCTTTGTAAATACATAGACGATGCTGTCGGTGGCAAACTTTTCCATATCAGTGAAGTCTTTGTTTGCCGACTGCCATCTTAGTCTGGTCAAAAATATGTTATGGTCTTTTATAGGATTTTTTTTCTAATGTATTGCACATAGCATTTTTCTCCATTCTTCGAGTTAATCGGTTTTTTATTTGAATAAATTTCAGTTTACTGCGCCTATTCTAATCAATATCTGCATTATTTTATACTTATCACATTTCACGTGTTTACAATTTCTACATCTCAACAGAGATGCTTTACTACACTCAATCATAAAATCGCTCCTCATACCAAATATCTGCCATAGCCCTTGTCAGTTGGACACCCTCCAAAATAGTGTATCGTTCAGCCTTTTTCTACTCAATTACATAATCTTCATCCAATAATGCAATATCTAAACCATTGAAATTGTAATCAGATTCAAACCAAGTGTGATTCGTTTTTATATACTGTATTGCTTTTTCTCTTGCAGATTCATAGCTATCCGCTTTTATTACAACTTGATAGCTATCGTCTGCAAACCTAGCTATATACAATTCCATATTTTCACCTCAATCTCCCATGAAATCGTCATTCAATCTGCCTCGCATTGCTTAGCACCGGATTTCACAATCTCAATACATTTACATATTCTTTGGTATTCATTAATGCCATGTGCTGGTGTTCCGTCAATCAGTTCCATGTCTTTGAAATCTTCCAACATATCAACAACCTTGTCCACGTCATAGGCTGTTGGCTGTTCTTTTAGCATATCTTCAATATCGGGAATACAAAACTCGTAGCCTCTCCCTAGATACTTTGCAATTTCACCACTCGTAATCTTGTCAGCATCAATCAATCTCATTATCTTCCGCTCCTTAACATACAAAAAAGTAATTCTGTCATAGATTTTTTTCTTAGTCCCATTCTGCAAGGCTTTACTACCTTTAATTCCCACCCCGTCACATTCGCATCGCCTATCGGCGTTAGATTCTGAAATTCATCCTCCAGCTCTTTCATGCATGGAACTGCTACCATAATTCCCCAATATTTAGATGATTCCGGGTTGCATTGGTGTAAGTGTTCATCAAACTTACCGTTTTGCAAATCTGGTATCAAATCTTTGTAGCATTCCATTGTAGTTACTATATAGTTCTTTTCACCGTAGAAATTCAATCCATTACAGCTGTAAACATCTTCCTTACAACTTTTGATTTCGTAGCAAGTAAATATTCCTTTTTCTATCCCGGATATGGATATTTGATTTACGGGCGAAAACTGCATATAATCCACACGTTTTGCCTTGGATGTCCACGGGTCAATGCTCACTTCTTTTGCATAATGTTTTCCAAAGACGTTTAGTTTTGTACGTTCAAGAATATGTGACAGAAAAAGTGTAGTTTCCTTTCTATTCATCTTCATCACTCTCCTTCGTACGGCTCTGGTAGTGGCATCCAGGCAATAATTACTCTTGTTGAATACTCATAAATCCCTTCAAAAATACCATTTCCTGCATATCTTAATTCTGTTACTGTGCCATCTGAAAATTGTGCTATTACATTCATTGCATTCTCCGGCAGCCTCTCACTGCATGGAATCCATCCCTGATTCCCTAACTCGCCAACCTCTTCTGCCAGTTCATCCAGTTTTGCATGAATAAATTCTGATGGAACTCTCGTCAGCGTCCTGATATCTTCCTGTATTTCTTTCAATGTTCTTTTTCTGCTCATCAATCATTCCTCCTTATCACTATCTGAATCCCAAGCTCTTCTCTGATCTGCCCGATAAAATCATCCCATGTTGCAAGATCATCTACGATACACTCTGCCTTAAGATTCATCCTTTCTATAAATCGTTGACACCTTTTCGCACCAAAATCAAATTCATCATGCAAGGTAGCCACTGAAAGAGTCAGCATAGTATCAAGAGTCATCTCTTTTATTTTGGTGCAAGCCTTATTCAACTCTTTCTTGCTCATTGCTGTATTAATTCCCTTCGCTCCACGAAATTTAATCTCTTCCCGTAAAGCATCCACCCCGTCTTCCTCTACGATTTTCAGCGCCAACTGCAAACCGTCATTCCTGCCGGATGCGTATTCGTCAATCTTTCCCATGTTTACACCTCTTCCTCCGCCGGAAACTGGAAGATAAAACCAGATGCAAGCAATTCTTTTGCAATTTCCATATCCACAAGCGTATCTCCCTTTGGAATAATACGTCTGTTGTATTCCGCTGTTGCATAATGCTTTCTGCACATCTCCATAGCCTTGATTGCTTTCTCTTCGGTGGAATAGCTTGCAAAACTACCATATACGTTATCTAGCGTCCATACAGATATTGTTTTCCCTTTTCTTTCCAAATCTGCATTTTCGTAAGGAACGTCAATCGCTCCATCCTGACTAATGATTCTCATAACTAACTCCACCTTTCGTATCCCATGCACAGATATCGCAATCCTCAGGACATACATTTGCCTTTATTGCTCTTTTGCACATCTCCATTTTTAATTTCCTATCATCCTCAATGTCTTTGATAAAACCGAGTTTCCTCAAGATTTTATGAGGCAGTGATTCCTTCTTCATCTTTGTTCTCCTTTTCTTCATCAGTCCTCATAATTCATTACAATTGTAATTACTTTTACCAGTACTTTCTGAAGCTGGTCATAAATGTGATGATCGTCGCTGCCGAAGTGAGAGCACAACACTGCGTTCCGTACACCTTCTGCGTAACAATCAGCCATAAAGTCAACACTGTATACATCATCTTTGTTGTCAAGCTGTCCGTATTCTTCCCACTGCGAAGAGATAAAACTTTTAACTTTTTCGTCAACTACATCGTACGAATACTTGTCTCCGTTAATATGTCTTACGAAGCAGTCAACAAATCCTAATCTGTCGCAGTCTCTATAATCTTTCGCTGTCTCATCTGTATATTCCCGAAATGCCTGTTTTACCGTTTCTTCAAAATCTTCCGGCAGATTAAAAATATCCACTTCAATTCCTCTTGGTAATTTAATGTTGTAGCTTCTCATAATTCGTTCCTTTCTCCCATACATCTATTCGGTTTTATCTTCAAGTGCCATCTCACTAAATCTCTTCAAAACATCAGGAATATTCATTCTCTCGATTGTTTCTTTTGCAAGATTCTCTTTTAATTTTTGTTCCAGTGACTTCACAAGACTTTCTTCCACTTCTCTTTTTGCGGTGGCAATCATATTCTCTACTTTTGTACCAAGTTCTTTTTCAAGATATTGCCTTGTGAGTAGTTCAGCCATAGATAATTCTCGCTCACTCGAATAGGTGGTAGTATTTCCGTGTTTGTCATACCTTTTTTCCTTAGAAAATGCTTCAAATCTCTTTCCAACATATTCAGACAATGGAATGTATTTTACATCATTGCTCCACGAACCTGTTCTTGTCGGCATCATGATATTTGCAATCTTTTCTTGCGATACGGTCTTAACAAATCTATCTACTGTTTCTTGAATCGTTCCTTCTGCTTCGAGAATCTTATCTGCAATAGCTTTATCCACTCTCTGTACAGCTTCATCTGTTGCTTTCCTAAGAAGTGCATCTTTCACACCACTTACAACCTGTTCTTTAATTTCTTCATCAATTGTGTATCCGTTTTCCACGTCTACCCAATCAAGTTCTACCTCAATATTAAATTTTGCCATTATAATTCGTTCCTTTCTCCTTAAAAATGCGTAAAAAAATACCAACCACCGAATATTGATGGTTGGTATTCAAAAGATTAATTATTCAATTGTCACTCCAGCTCTATCAAGATACGAATCATACCCATACGCTTCATTTAAAATGTTAACTATTCTACCAATAGCATACTGTTTTTTTGTAATAGTCATTTTTCCTAATTTAGGAAGCGGTATAAACATTCTTGATCCGTCCACGGATACTGTATAAAAAGATTCTATTTCATTTCCATTATAGCATAATTCAAACTGTAATCTTCTTGCTACCGGATCGGGAAAACTTTCGGCCCATTCTTCGTAAAATCTACCCTCTTCCCCATAATCCAGTTCTTCTTCCGAAATAGATATTGCCAAATTGCTTTTTAATACAAATTTTCCTTTAAGCTTTGAATCATCACATAGCCAATCGCTAGGATCAGATTTGACAATTTCATTAATAAATTCTTCGTAAGTCATTTTTTGGTCACCTTTCATTTGTAATATAGAAATTATACCACTCCAACCATCAATATTCAATTGTCAAGGTACTATTATTTGTTCCAAGTCAGAAGCTGACACGCTATTGTGCAGTCTTCCATGACTTCTGTATTAATATTTCCTCTGTTTGGTTCTAATTCATCCAGGAATACGCCTTTGATACAGCTGTGACCAATCTCACGTTCTTGCCTTGCTCTGTGCTCAAAAACATCCGGGAAATCTACTCGAATTTTATTCCAGTATCCCATTCCACCTTTGACGCATCCAATACAGTTATTATTCGGATAACCCATGTCATACATGATAGGTCTTTTAAGTCCAAGTTTGTTCGCTATTCCGTGAGCTTCTTCTTTCGTGAGCCCGTTTTCAATGAGTGGAAACTCATGATCGTAGTCGCTTAATGCCTTGCAAATTCTGTCAGCTCTATTCTGTTCGTTGACATCATATCCCCAAACATAAGTGTGATGGTCGGGATTTTCTCTTTCCCATTTCATTCGCACTCTCTTCTTGAGCTTATCAGTACACGGAGCACCGAACGGAGTATTGATGCATCTTGTCCTTTCAATCACATCGTCGACACCTTTGTATTCTTCCGACTGGATGATTTTTATTTCTCTTCCGAGCAACTTCTCGCAATCGTGTAAGAATCTCAAAGAATCAGGATGCTGATCTGGAACATGAGTATAAATAATCTCGTCTACATCCTTTGCTAAATAACACGCTACAAAACTGCTTATTCCTGTTGAAAACCAACATACTTTCATAACACCACGCTACAAATCCATGTATCGTGGATAAAGGCTTCACGCTTCCCATGCTACTTTCGATATGGCTTTCACAACGAGTTCCCACGCATATCTTATTTCACGCAACTGTCAGCCCTTTTGTTCTTGCTACTTTTCACGCTTTAGCAGTCAACCTCGGTTTACCGAGGATTCGTTATTCCTTTCTGTACTTTTTCAAAATTTTCATCATTGCTTCCATGTGTTCAGCTACTTCCGGCAAATCTTCATCGCTGATTCTTCCGATGCGATCATTTCTTTTCAATTCGGTTAACTCAAATATTCCGTTTTTAATAGAACAAAACGCCTTAGCAAGAAAAGTTTCTTTCTCAGCTTCACTATCACACTCATAAAATACTTCTCTTTTGTCATGTTCTCCAAACTTATCCGTAAAGAACTTTGTCCTCTTTGGAGTGATTTTTATAATTTTCGCCGGAATAATTCTTCTATGCCGGAATGATGATCTCCATCCGTAGTTTACTTCTCTCGCCACTCCTACTACATCTCCAACTTTCAGAGAATCTCTGTCTATCTCTTTTAATTCGATTTTCATTTTGTTGTCACCTCCACGAAATCACTTAAACTCATTTGCGCTGTATGTTCTTCCAACCTTTTCTTGGAAAGTTCATAATAGTGCTTATCCAATTCAAATCCAACATACTGCAGTCCTGCATCATGCGCTGCTATCAGACTGCTTGCGCTCCCAACGTGCGTGTCCAGTAATTTCATTCCTCTTTCTGTGTATCTGTCAAACAACCATCTGTACAACATCACTGGCTTTTGAGTAGGGTGCATCCGCTTTTCATTCTTTTTCTTGTTTCCTTGCTGGATATGCCCCTCCTGCATGCTCTTTCCTTGGAACATTCCGTTCCACATATACCGAAATAGCCTCACGCTGTCATGGAAACTGCAGAATGCGATTTCGCAATCTGAAAAATCCGTATTGCCATTGCATTTATCCCATACAATCCTACCCGGAGGGAAATGATAGTCAAAATAGTTACATCCCCAAACGATCTGATTCTTGGAGACCCTAAACAATTCATCAAAATACGCTTTATCTGGAATTGTCCATTCTGCAGATTTCTGATACACTCTTTGAACTCCAATCGGGCTTATGCGTCTCCCGTAAAATCCTCTTTTCTCCGGTCCGCTAAAATATGGCGGGTCTACAACGGCGATGTCAAAATATTTATCTGGAAATTCTTTCATGCCATCCATACAATCCGTGTTGTAATATCCAAAATCTAGCATTCCGCACCTCCAATAAAATCTTCTATACTCATCTGCACTTCATCTTCAACCGCAAGCATTTCATTCTTTGCCCGGTTGTAAAAATTCCGATCAATCTCAAAACCAAATGCACTGCTACCGAGATTTCTCGCTGCTCGAAGTGTACTGCCAGATCCAAAGCATGGGTCGATAACCACATCTCCAGGATCAGTAAATGTCTGAATCAGTTGTTCCAATAATTTTACTGGCTTCTGAGCTGGATGGATTTTAGGTATCTCTTTTCCATCTTTCTCCCACTTAAACCAGTTAAATACCATGTGCCCTGTGCCTCGAATTGTTTTTCCGTTTTCATCAAACTGTGCGCCATTTCTAAATTTCGGTAATTTGCCCCGGTATAATACCAAAGCGTATTCCGTAGCACCTACAACACGCATATTCGCTTTCAATACCTGTGGACTGTAGTTTTTTACAAACACAAGCGGTATGTAATTCACAAAGCCATGTTTCTTAGCTGCGCTGATCAATGTGCTTAACTGTTCAAAACTGCAAAACACAATCATGCATGGTGCGTCAGAACTTCGTCCACGCTTACCAGCTTTCTTAGGTTCTTTCTTTAACATTTTTGAGCAAAAATGAAAATACTCATACAAATTAAAATTAAAATCCGAATTGAACGCTGCTTTCTTTGCAAGTTTGCTTTCACCGTTTTTATTTTCTCCCCCTTTGTACCACTTAGGATTACTGCCATAAAAGTTATTACCGACATTGTACGGCACGTCGGCTATGATTAGCTGCGCTGGTGGGATTGCATATTTCTTGTAATTCTGCATGGAATCTCTATAGATTTCACACTTTATTTTCTTCCTTCTTTGTTCCATATTTACTCGGAGCAAAGGATCCTTTCATGCTGGCCAGCAAATCTCCTGCTCCTTTCTGTAATTTATCTCTTAATCAAGTTCCGCCATTAGTCATCATCTTCCTAACAAGATTCAAAGAGTGAAGAAGAAAAGATACAAAACGGGCGAACACCGCCGCTGCCGTTGCTGTAATTACTGTTGAAATAGCCGGACGGAGAAACAATACGAACCCATGAAGTATCGTTATTGCATTTTGTACTGTCAGGAGTTAAAGTCCACCACCAATATTTTTTATTTGGAATTAATTCACGATATTTTCTGTACTCATCAAGACTAATAATCGATACCTTATCTTCACATGATCCATATTCCTTCTGTCCATCTAACGAGGTTAACACCCTCTCGAATGTAACTACATGATCTTCTCCAATTTCATCAACCAGCTTTTCATAGAATTCTTTATTGAGATATTTTCTAATACTGCTTTCCTTCCAATCATTGTTTGTCCCAAAATCAAAAGAATCTTTTATTCTTTCGGCTAAACAAACAATACCTTTATCTGTCCTATCCAGCATTTTCCATGTAAGTCCGGCTAACTCGAACGTGTCTCCAATTTCAAGACTACGAAATTTTTCACCCTTTAACTCTGATTTTATTTCACGTAATTCATCTTCTAATTTTCGTACTTTTTCTTCTAAAATTTTATTTGTCATATCTTCAATCTCCTTTATTCATCCACTCAAACGCTTTGCTCATGCCACCTATACCACTTCCAAAGATTCTTCTTACACAAACTGTGTGTATCAGCCTGTGTCCGCTATAGCTCATGCTGTTATCAATGCACGCTGGTTCTCCGCAAATTACGCAGCGGAACCTGTTCTCTTCGGAACGTTTTAAACCAGTCTTCTCAAACACTTCGATATTCTCTTTGTTTATCTGCTCATAGTCCTCATGTACTTTAATGTCCATAGCCTACTCCTTTACTCGGCATATCTCTTCGTACACTGTAAAGAATTTCCCTTCATGTTCCTTGCAGTATTCTTCCAAAATCCTTTTCATTTTCATTTTGAATGTTTCGTCCTGCGTTTCCGTGACATTTTCTTCATGCACGCATCTTTTCTCTTCACCTGTATCTTCAATCACTCGAACAACGCAAGCAAATTCAACCTCAACTTCTTTCTTCCCATGGTCTTTCTTCCACTGCTTGAGGACTTCAACCACTTTGTCTGGGTACTCCGAGCGAAATACAGCACATCCGCAATGAGAGTCACCTCTAAGCTTGTTGATTTCACAGTCATTGCATGTTGTAACACTGCACATCTCAGCTTGAATTCTAATTGCTTCTTCTGCTGTCAGCTCTTCTACTGGCTCAAACATTTCGTCTGTCCAACTATACACGTCCTTGTAAATTTCATAGAAATCACTATGAACAGTACGAATCGTTGCGATTTTTCCACTTTTTTCAACCATTTTACTCACAGCCGGATAACAACCATATCTTTTTCCAACCACTAAATCTTTTCTGACTCTTACCTTATCTCCTGCTTTGTATTTCATTGCTTACCTCGTTTCTCTTTGCAAAGTCTCTCTATTTCATCAAGGATTGCTAGACATATGCTCTTCGCAAAACTTGTTTTTCCATTACCTTCGTAGATTTTATGAATTACCTCTGACATTTCGCATTCAATATCATCAGAAAAATCTCCATGTTTCAGAAATTCATTGAATGCAAGCCAATTTTGCGTAATCACTTGGTAATAAACTTTTCTTTCTTCTTCCGTCATATTCTCACCTACTCAAACGGAATCTTTAGTTGATCCGCCTCGCTGAATCCGTCTTGTTTCGCCCATCCATACTCTACGGTTAAATCATCATTTTCACCGTAAATTCTCTTGGATCGCTCATCATACATGACGAGAAATCCTTTTGTATTGATTTTCCCAAACAATCTATTTTTCGGGACTGTGACTCTTCGATACGCATTGCTCAATTCGTTATCCTTGCTGTATCCAATCACCAGTGAAGCAAGATTTGATATGTCTCCTGCACCGCTGATTTCGTCTGTCTCATTCGTGGAAAAATTGTTCTTCCTCTTATGAGCTACAAGCAAAATCAATACATCGAATTGCAATGCCATCCTCGCAAGTTTTTTCACAAAAAGACTTTGCTTTTCGTACTTATCAGTTCCTTTTTCTGCATCTAAATCAATCGCAGTCATTAAATTATCAATCAGAACAACATCTATTCCGTATTGTAGAACCGCTTGCTGTACGGTTTTGCACAGATCCTCTTTCTCATCTCCATCGACAATCGAACTGTCATAAATAAACGCTTTTCCTCGATACCAGGCATTAATCAACTCTTGATTCTGATTGGAAATCTTTCTTGAAACATCTCCAAATCTGTTTGTTGTTTCGATGATGTGCTGCGGACCGGCTATCTGAAAATCAAGCCACGCTTTAAACAAATAGTTTGGAAGCTCACCGGAATAAGCAAACACCTTATGTCCGGTCTCAATCGCCCTGCCTACAATCTGACTTGCAAGTGTTGACTTTCCCTCACCCGGCTTTCCAGTAATAAGAACTACACCGCCAAAAGGAATGCCACCGTATAACAGGCGATTGCACTCGTTGACCGTAGAGTCCAGCTTTTTCAAACTGTATATATCAACGTCCTGCACGTCAGACAGCTCTTTAACACGCCTCACAGGCTCAAATTCGGCATTTTCTACCGCTAGCCGAACATCTTCATGTCCATGCTTCATTAACAGCTCATTTGCGTCTTTACAGCCCTTATAGTCCTCTTCCCGGACGTGTTTAATCTTGTTTGGAAATCTTCCCTTCAATTCCGGTAGCAATGTCATATGCCCTTTTTCAAAATCTCCAAACACTACAATCTCTTGGAATTTGTTCACCCAGTCAAAACAATATGGAATCCAGGTAAATCCCTTTGCTCCGTTCGGAACGCTCACGGCATTCTTTATACCGGCTGTCGCTACGGAAAGGCTATCTAACTGCCCCTCCGTAATCACAAGCCTTGTGAAGTCCTTGCATTGCTTCATCCCAAACAATATCGGCTTACAATCGCGTTCACACCATTCCTTGTTCTTATCTACTTCCTTGTTGAAGTCGGTTTTGCGGTATTTGACGAATTGCATCTTCCCATCTCCGTCATAGAACGGAAATACGAGTATGTTGTCATGATCCTTTTGAGTGGTAATTTCATACTCATGAGCAACCTCAGCAGATATTTTTCTGCTTTCCAAGTAAGCAACTGCCGGCTCTTTTGGAACAATCGGCTTGTCCGGTGTCTTCAATTTCCTGTATTGCTTTTTCGGCTGGTAATATTCCATTACCTGCTGCCCCAAACTGAAATCAAAATCTCTTGCAAGACTGATCATATTTCCGGTAACACCGCAGCTTTCTCTCAAACATTTAAACTGACCGGTTGACAGATTAATGGAAAAAGTGTTCTTGTCCTTTTTATCTCCACCGTGACAATACGGACAGAACCTTGTGAATTTCAATTCATCACCGTGTTGTCTTGCAGGCTCTCCAACATATCGGGCGAAATCAAAAGCATCTTCCGGCTTAAATTTGTAATACATCAAACACCACTCTCCTGAATTTTTTTCAACCAATCAGGATGTTCGCTTAAGATTCCATAATCAAGTCCTTGTCCATCGTAAATAGCACCCGCATCTTCTAACTGCTTGCGGAAACTCGATTCCAAACAGGAAAAACGGTCACAAGGTTCTCTTGGTTTTTCTAAGTCCTCCGATTCCTGCCCCCAGTTTTCATCCAAATAATCAACATACCCACTGTTGAAAAATGTGCTTCCGTGCATCCAATATTTACGATCTCTACCGCTGTCACTCATATCTTTCAAGAATCGATCAACACAACGTCCAATCTGATCGTATCCGATTTTTTGAAGTGCTTTCTTCCTTGATGTTGATACCTGCCCTTTCCCTTTTTTGATTGGATATAACTTCCAAATAGATTCAAAGAAGTCATCAAGTGATTGTTCATCGTGCAGTTTTTCTGCACTATATATACTATTCTTTTCTTCTCTATTCTTCTCTATTCTATTCTGGGTATCCAACCGGTTACAAACCGGTATACCAAGCGGTAAAACGTCCGAAGATTCCACGGCATTTCTAAAGGAATATCTGCCATTCGGTTGCACTGTTAGATGTGATTTTTCTTCCTGGTAAATCGTTTCCGTGTATCTGTCTTTCCTCAAATAATTATTAATTCTCCAATGCTTGATTACACAGATCCCGTCTGGAAACTGTATGACAAATGATTTCGCAACAAGCAGATCGTAATCATTCTGATTTGCACCGATGATCTTCATTACCTTTTTAGCGTTGTTCAAAAATCCATCATCATCAGCTCTCATAGATAGGTGGAAATACAATGCTTGTGTTGATAATGGCATTTCTAAGAAAGCATCTGAATCAACAATTTGTTTGGAGAACATTCTTTTTTCTGCCAACTATTCCACCTCCCGTTGAAGCAGTTCAATAACTTTTGCTCCCTGTTCAGAGTTACTGCAAAATACGAACTCTACTCCGTACTTCTTCTGCATAGTTTTACACGCTTTCATGAGCGTTTCGCCTTTAGTTGCGGCAGGATACCTCTGTGTACGCCTATATATTGGATTTCCACTCTTGTAATGACCAATCACATCATCTGTACGCTTCATCACAAAAAGTCTCGGATTTTTCCATCTATAAAGCTCGTCAAGAGATCGGATTGTCCGATTGTAAATATCTTTTGTTCCCGGAATCAAGCCACCGGCATTCTGTACCAACACATACAGCTTAATTCCGTTGTTCTGAGCCAGTATGCATTCATCACGGAATCTTGCGTGCTGTTTACCGCAGATATCCCCCACAAGTTCCTGAATATCTTTCTTTGTGTCAACAGTCACATTGTACGTTCCGAGGAAATCCATTTTTTTTACCGGAATCCCACGTTCTTTCTTCCGGTTAATTACATCCGCAACCTTTTCGTTGGCAATAATGTAATCACCACATGGAAGAGGCATAGTCAGGACCTCAATTCCTTGCTTTTGCCAATAATTCTCTTTGGCAGTATGTTTACCTTTCTGCTGCCCTTTATCGCTAATTAGTATCAGTTTTCTCACCTGCCTTAAGTTCTTTTCTTCGTAAATATCTCTGATGTTCCCGCTCCTTTACCGGTATTTTCTTCGGACACCACTGCGGACAGCACGTCACTTTCTGCAAAATCAACCGCATTTCTGGGACGCACAGTCTCTTAAAACCTGTACCCTTATCTAATTTGACAAGGGTACATTCATTGCATTCGTCACAATGAGGAAGTGATTCTGCCACCTTGCTTCTATAATCCCTCTGCTTCTGCCTATAAACTTCAGGATTCGCATTCCAGCGTCTTCTCTTAAGAAGAGCATTTACGTTATCAACAATGCAATCCTCATATTGGCATTCATAGCAATTTGGATACGAACAGTCCTTTTTTCCAGCCATTCCGCTTCTCATTCTTTCTCCTTATATACTCTTCCCTGCTTATTCCGTCCGTCATGTTTACGTCCACCCTCTCACCGGCTAAAGTGCCATTGTATTTGCAATCAGGATATGGACACTGAAAGCAATCGGGATGGCAACAATACTCCGGTCTTACTCCGCTTGACATTGCATCTCCTTAACTAAATGGTAATTCTTCATCCATTCCATCCGGGATATTCATAAACCCGTCCGATGCCGGAATTGATCCACTTCCTGCTGACTGCTGATTCTGCTGATTGGCTGCTTTGCTTTCTGCAAACTCCTGTTCTTCCACAACTACATCTGTTGTATACACCTTGTTTCCGTCCTTGTTTGTGTAGCTTCCGGTCTGAATACGCCCTGAGACAGCAACTTGCATTCCTTTGCGGAAATACTTCTCTGTAAATTCAGCCGACCGTCCAAAGACAACACAAGGAATAAAATCCGCTGTCGGCTCTCCATCTTTCTTAAATTTTCTGTTTACAGCAAGTGTATATCTTGCAACCGCTGTAGCATTGTCTCCCTGTGAATATCTCACCTGCGGATCTGCTGTCAATCTCCCCATTAAAACTGTTTTATTCATCTATGTAGTCCTCCTTATTTAAGTAAATAAATAATCATGTTTACGATACTTAAGATTATTGCGAGCAAGAATCCTAAAAACGGAATTAAAAATCCTTTATTCTCAGTGTCTTTATACATGTAAAAATCAAAAGTCGCTCCCATAGCGTAAAAAATTATTAATAATATTTTGTAAATCATTGCTCCTCCTAGAATGGCGTAAGCCTAAACTCTTTCTCTGCACGCTTTTCGGCAATCCAAACATTCACATCTGAGTCAACCACACTTCGTATCTCGTCTTTGAACCGCTGCGGATTGCCGTTTCCTGCACTTAAGTGTATCAAGCCTATACTTCTTAGGCTTTTACTGTTTATGCTCTGTATGAGCCTTTTACACGTTTGTAATTCCATATGCCCAGTAAGCACATGGGAGAATTTAGCCCCATCTTCTTCTCGGCTGATATAGTCCTCTGAGTAGTTGCACTCAATCAGTCCATAGTTGATTTCCATTTTTGAGAAATCGTACGGACAATACTCAGCATCCGTAATGAAAAGGATTCTTCCGTCAGGTGAATCAATCAACCATCCGTCACACTCCGTCTCTCCATGCGGTACACGGAACGGTATCACCGAAAATGAGCCTATCTGATAACGCCTCATACGCTGTAACCCTACAGTCTTTTCGCCCATTACTGTTTCAATGTCCGTCTCCACTTCATCGGATGTGTAAATCTTGATACCATACTGCATATACTGCTTGATGTACCCAACATGGTCTTTATGAACGTGACTTACCATGCATCCGCTCACCTTGGAAGTCTGATAGTCAATCGTTTTCAGCATATCTTTTGCTGGCACACCGCATTCCAGGAGAAGAACATCTTCCCCTGAAATCAGAGCATAACCATTTCCTTTTGAACCGGAGTTAATTGTTTTTACTACCACTAAAAACACCTTTCTTTTCTGATGTCATATCAACCGCCCATATTTGGACAGATGCAATCCCATTGATAATTTTCGAAGTGAAGTTCTTCATCTTTCAGAATTCTTCCATCAACAATTTCAATGTCCTGATTGAATTCCATCCCCATTTCAAAACCATGAATTTTCATATCAACATGATATTTTTCACATGTTTTCAGGAGTTCATCTGCTGAAATTCCCCATGCAAACTTGGAATCAAAGACTTCAACAAAGGTTTCATCATCTTCATATTCAGAAAGATAAACTTCTACACCTTTGACAAATCCCCTTCTTGTGTTTTTAATCCAACATGTTTCATTTGAATTAATATCGCCATATTCATCCAGCTGCAGCTTTGCTTTTTCTTCACCAAGGAATCCAACTGGACGTAAGCCTTCAAGAATAAATCTCGTCATATTTTCTTTTGTTCCACGAACTTTCAAACTTCCTTCACACCAATTTGGCATTTTATATGTACCTCCCTACTCACCGAAAAATTCCTTCCTAACATCGACCACTTCATACCTTGTGGCTTTCATCCTGAATGGCTTCTTATCGCCTTTACAAATAAATTGCCGACATATTTCTGGTCTGACTGGATAGATTCTGCATTTCTCTTTCAGCTTTGAATCGTCCATGAACGGGCAAGCCAGGTCGTAAACCTCTTTAGATACTGGAAACAAGTGTCTGTAAGGCTTGATATCATGAGCTTTGATGTACTGCTTAATCGTAATGATTTCTTTACTGGATAAAGGCAGGCATCTCGAACAGCACGCACCACACTGGCTACATTTTCCATCAACCGTCATGTCATAAGTGCCATTTTTCATATCCTCAATGGCATCACTTAACCACTTTGTTTGAGCTGTCATTCTTTTACAATCTCCACTTCATATCCAAGCTCTTTGCAGATTTCAGAAGCGGTCATTTTTCGTACTTTTTCACGATTCCAAATACAGTTACGTTCATCTGAAAGCATGATGCTAAATTTTCTTAATGCTGGCTTGAAAACTTTCATAATATCAAGGTCAGAATCATCCGGCCATGTCATATCACTTTTATGTGGATATCCTCCATCAAGCGACATATAGCCGTTCATTCCAATACCGTATAATTTTCCATCCTGATTGACAATCAAGTATTTTGTACCATCTCTTGTTTCAACAACCATTCCTGTTTTTAAATCTTTTAATTCCATATCTTTACTCCTTTGCGAATTCCGGCGTTTCCACCTCAACAGCTTCTGATTCAGCCACTACGGATTCATCTTCAATAACAAATTCCTGCGAATTTTCATTCTCTGCAATTTCCTCCTGAGAAGCCTTGTATGTTTCATCCAACTGCAAAAGAGAACTTGATGCCATACCATTAAGGTTCTTCGGGAACTTTTTAATTGCATTGTTACGCATCTTACGAACAATCATAGCTTCCGGTGTATCAAGCCATGCAGCACTGATGTATGGTCTTGCCGCTTCGCAATTCAGAATATCTTCCAACGTCTCACACTCACGTACAGCCGCCATGATTTCCTCTTTCTTGGCTTTGATTTCCTCTTTCTGCTTTGGAGTAGCCTTGTGTCGGTTTTCACAGATTCCAAACGTCTCATTCAGCAAATTGTTTCTGATATGAGCAATCAGATTTGTTTTCACTGGCTCTCTTTCAGCGATCAGATAGTCAATCGTTCCATCCTTTAACTTTACTGGATATACAACACGCACCGTCTTGTCGGATAATCCCTTTGGTATCCACTCCGCAGGCTCAATCTCAATGCCTCTTCTACGAGGATACGTGAAATCATCACCCTCTTTGACAAGCCACACTGGATAAACAGTGTCTACATTGTTTCCGAACTGCCTTAAAAGAGCATCGTTTCCGTCACCTTCAACGCCCATTTCAACCATTTTTACCCACTGTCCGTTGACCTGCTTACTCCTCAACTGAAAATAAACTTCTCTAGGCACAGCGTTGGCATTCAGCTTAAGGCTTGCACATTGAGCCACAACTTCTCTAAGATTGGAAGTATTAAGGTTGCTCATGTCCGTCTTATCAGTGTTCTGAACCAACTGAAATATAGCCCCCATCGCATTCATAGCACACTTCTTAGAATATTCATCATACTTAACACCATTCTGCTCAAAATCCCTTGAGACAAGACCAGTTATGGTATTTGTCCACTGACTCAAACCAGTTGTAAATTCCCGCTTCTGAGCAACTTCATTCTTCTCTGCCATTACTCTTCCTCCACTTTCCCATCAATCTTTTTCAGCTTCTCCCGGAAAGGAAGAATTTCCGTCTCTGGAACATCAACCGCAGTTACTACAGCTTTCGCAGTTCCAATAGAAACTACTTCTCCCGGCTTCACGATCACATCTGAACCGAACGTGTATTCACGCCCATGCTGAACGCCATCTTTCATATATCTGGCTTTGATATATAACATTAGTCCTACTCCTTTCATTCAAACACGTGTCTCAATAACGCCCCTATCGCATCAGAAGCATCCATTCTCTTTTCTTTTTCCATAAAAACATCCTTGAGAACTTCATTTATCTCGCTTGCGATTTCATCATCAGGCTTTCCGCTTGCAAGAATGTTAAACACTTTCTCTCCTGCATCCTCTCCGAACTTATCTACAAATATTTTTCTTACTCCACGACAAATCCCCTTAAATTCATTCATAGTGTCGTTCAGGAAATCGCTGATTTCTACTGATCCTGTTCCTTTCCCGTTTCTTTCTGCCTTAATCATATTTAACCTCGCTCTCTACTTTTAATTCCTTATCATCGGTTACTGTTAAATAAATCATCTGTGCATTCATATCTGGAATATTGAAGTCATTTATGCTCTCTGCGTTATCTACGAATATAGGACAGCTAACTTCATACAGATTTGATAATGAACGGATAATATCAAGTCCCGCAACGATTCTGTGCCCGTTATTCAGGCTTGAAATCGGAACTCCTTTCACTGTACATTCACAAGTTTCTTTCAGCCCCCCGTTGATCTGATTGTCGAACAGCTTGAATGAAACCACCTTAAACATTCCGTTGATCTTTTCAGAAATCATTTTCATTTTCGCCCGAATAAAATCTTCCACAAGGTCAATCATCTGTTCCTGTTCTGCAATCTTCTGTCCAACTTCCTTCTGCTCTTCCTCCAGTTCAGCAATACGCTCTTTCACCTTGGTATTATCTGCTGCCGCAATCCTTACAGTAATCTCGGAAATTAAAATGTCCCTCTTAGCTTTCAACTCCATCGAAGAAGTATCTTTGCTCATTTCTTCAATCTCTTTTTCAAGTGCCGAGATTTTCTCTGTAGTTGCCTTATACTCTGCATTTTCTGAAACATCAGCAACCTTTGGCATTCCGTCTACAGCCTTTTTAACAATCTCGTATTCCCTCTGTGCATCTGCCAACTTGGTAGTCAGCTCATCTTTTTCTTTGATAAGAGATTCTTCCAAGGTTTTAAATTTGTCTCTCGATTTAGCAGCTGACCTTCCATCAGCTTCAATCTGCGAAATCCTTTTAGCACGGTTTTCTTCAAACTCTGCCTTATCTTTTTCGTACTTGCTTTCATATGCAGTCTTGCGAGCTTCGTAATCAGCAATACGTTTCTGCTTTACCTCTTCCGGCAAGTCCTGTCCGCAAGTAGGACAGATAAACGAGCCGTCCGTAAGCGGTTCCAACGGAGTAAGAGCCGGATATGCCTTTGCTTTTTCAGACTTCCATTCAACCAAAAGCCGATTTTTTTCACGCTCATGATCTTCATACTTTACATGAGCATCCCTGATTTCGCTTTCCTTATTCAATACATCACGCTTGAGATCATTCAATGTATCCCGCGTTCTTGATAAGTCATTTCGGATATCAGTTGATTCCAAAAGCAACTTCTGATTCTCCGCATTCTGAATTTCTGATAGATGGAATTTGAGAGTCATGATTTCTTCACGTTTGGAATTAATTTCTTCCAACTTGCTGTTACCGCCTGATAATTCATCTTCTACTTTCTGCAGAGCCACTTCTTTGGCTGTTTTTTCGACTTCTAACGCTCCTACATCAGCAATCACAAGTTGTTTGGAGATTTCATCAATACGTGCCGGGATCTCAACCATATCCTTATTTAATGCCGTTTTCGCTTTGGTGTATTTCTTCAAGATATCGTCCGTGCTTGCAATTTTCAGTTCCGGAATCAGTTTTGTGTATCTCTCACCGAATGTTTCAGCGATTTCCGCATCAGAGAACGTTCCAACAAACTTCATCAGAATCTCACGCTGTTTTTTCCATGGTAATGCATTGAACGCCGCCGGATTGGTAATCAGTGTGAAAATATCTTCATCAATGATACCGGCAATAAAATCTTTGAAATCTTTCTGACTTTTTGGATATCCGTTGATTCCAAACTCATTGATATTGCCCTGTAACTCTGTAGTGCCGGTCCCACGTTTCTTTACCCATTTCTGCTTCTGGACTTTCTTTAACTCATATTCATTACCATCTACAGAAATCTTCGATTCTACGGAAATCTCAATGTTATCAATCATCTTTCCGTTTTCATCTAATGGTCTGATATCAAAGTTGGAACTTCCAAGGCTGTCTTTTCCAAACAACAGCCACGTAAACGCATCAAAGATTGTTGTCTTTCCAGTGGCATTCGCACCGGAGATCCTTGCTTTTTCACCAAACTCAATAGTTCTGTCCTTACATCCTTTAAAATTTTGGATATGCATGGACAGCAACTTAACCTTTTTAATTTCCACCGATTATATCCCCTTTCTTCTTATCTATAATCTTGACTACACGCTCGCCCGAATGCTTCTGAACAATGTGTAGATACAAATTATCTTCCAGTAGGTTCATCCATTCTTCCGGGTTTAAACCCACCTTTTCCAGCAGGACCTTATTCTGCCTTGTCAACTTCTTCGGCTGTTTCATCTTCTTCCTCCATTTCAAACAATTTGCAGAGCGTCCTTGCAAAAAGTTCCTGCGAAACAGCGATAAGAGCTTGTCCCGCCGCTGAATCAATCCCGCACTTGCTATTAGCTATCATATCTGCCGCCACATCTGCCGATTTTTTGCTGAACTCATCAGGTGTAATCGTAATTTCTTTCTTTGTCATTTTCTTTTCCTCCTATTTGTGTTATTATTTAAGTGGTTTTTGAGCTAAGTGCCTGAGAGGTTGCCGCCTCGCTATGGCACTTTTTCTATTCATCCTTAAACTTGTACTCCATCAGGTCGGCAAGCATAAGGTATTCTTTCCCCAACTTGCTTTCTTCGTGAGTTTCTTTAACTTTTTCCCGGAACTCATCAAGCGTTCCATAAAAGCATCCGCATCGAACGCCAATCCCTCCATCTTGCAGCCTGAAAAAAGTAGTAGTCCTATAATTACGACCAAATCCTTTTGCCGTAGTGTAATCATTCTCTCCGCTTACCTGTGCATTTCCGCACACCCGTGCATTTCCGCACACCCGTGCATCTCCGTATACCTGTGCATTTCCGTATACCCATGCATTTCCGTATACCCGTGCATTTCCGCTTACCCTTGCATCTCCGTATACCCATGCATTTCCGTATACCCATGCATTTCCGCTTACCCATGCCTCTCCGCTATGGTCGAGATTATCTTCTTTTTCCACGTATCCACCAAGATCGCCCTCTTCCACGTCTGAAAAGCTTTTCAAAGCCTTGATCCGGTGGAGTATTCTGCCACCTACCGTAATAGTGTCATCTGTTAATTCATATTTTTTCATTTTTCTTCTCCTCTCCTTATATCTGCCCGAAAGCCACACAGCAGACCATTAATGCCACTGAAAAGCCGATCACGAACCAAAAGGCTTTCTCTACGACCTTATCGTATGTATCCGGCTTTCTTACCAGTTGCTCCATCGGTTGTTCCGCCGTTTTTCTCTTTCTGACCTGTACTACTTCCAATTCTTTCATGCCGCAACATCCTCCTTCTTCTTTGTTCCGGAAACCATAAGCGAAATATCTAATGTTTCCTTTTTTATGGCTACATTCAACTCTTCAATAGAATTGATGCCGATTTTTTTCAGCCTGTCTTCTATAAATCTCCTTTTTTCTTCCATATATTTCTCCTACGCAACCTGTTCAATCACCGGAACATAGCCATGCTTCTTCAATTCTTCATATAAGAAGAGTCTGCCTTTCTGTGTCCATTCAGTCTGCATTGTCACATCCGGTCTGCCGTCAGCTCTTGTAATGTCAATCGTCCGGCTATGGACATATCCATTATTCTGATGTTTGGAATACAGCACCCACTGTCCACCGACTTTATACTGAATCTTTAATTCCTTTAGAATCTGATTCATTTTTCTTCCGCTAAGTCCGTAGTCCTTTGCAATCTGCGTGATAGTTACCAGTGACTTTGATTGAAGAATCTTGTCTACATAATTTGCTTTCGGCTGTAGCTCGGAAATCAATTTCTGATTTTCAACAGCCTGTTCACCAAGAAACTTGCATTGGTCTTTCAGAGAGTCTATAGTCTTTTTCGCTTCAATCACCGCAAGTGCAAGTAACTCTTCGCCCTGTGGTGCAAGCTGATAACTTCCATTCTTTCTGATTGCCGGAAGAACCTCCGATGTAACCCAGTCCGTAAATCTTTCGGCAGATTCCTTTCTGCTTTGGAAAATAGTCTTGTAAAGATTAGACTCATTAATATAGAGAAGTTTCTGTTCTCCGCCAGCTGTAAGGGTAGGAATACTACTCACACCCTTTTCATTCAGTCTCTCTTTCACTTTTGATGGTTGAGTGAGTCCTAATGCTTTACATACATCTGATAAGCAGAACATTGGTTCGTTATCAATAGTTACTGTTCGGATATCACCGAACTCTTCTGAATTAAAAATTTGTAATTCGTTCATCCTATTTCCTTTCTGTGATATAATCACCATGGAGGTGATATTATGGGTCTTTTACCCGATATCGGTTATCCACAAACTGGTGATAAGAGTGACGCTGGAACGTACATCTGCATGAATTGCCCTCATGAAGATACTGACGATAAATCAGTTGTCATTCTTAATAAGAAAGATATTCTTCCGGAATGTCCTGTTTGTGGTTATACCTACTGGATGAAGATTTAATACTTCTCCGCATCTGCTGGGTGGACTAAGTTCTGCCCAGTTTTTGCATATGCATTACTCAGTGCATTCAACGCCATAATCTCGACTCCAAGTCTCTTCTCTACATCGTAATTACCGGATTCTCTAAGATTCTGAATGTCCTCATAAATCTGATCGCATAATGTATTGATTTTCTCGACCATGCTTTCTCCTTTCTACTCTTCCAGGAAATACTCAATCTGAACATCTTATATTCTCAACTGTGCATTGCAGTCCTGAATCATAATCCTTGTGTTTGTACATGGTTGCCAGTTTTTCACGTAGCCAACAGCTTCATCGTATTTCTTCTTTGGCACGTTGTTGCGGGCATTTACATTGAAGTAATGTTTTAAGTCCCGATTGCACTCAGCAAAGACTTTTCTGCCAATTTCGTGATATGCATTGCTGTCTTTCCCTCCAAGTGCGTCAACAACAACTCTATTCACTACATCTCCAAGTGACATCTGCTGCCCGTAATCCAGCGTCATATTCTGTTCTAAATCTGTGATTCTGCCCTCATGGTCGTCAATCATTCCCAACTGAATACGCATCATTTCTACTGGACTCATTGGCTTCTGCTTATTGAAGTATGACTTTACTAATTCACGTTGAACTTTCCATGCCAAATCATCAGTGAACGATTTGACCAACATTAGATAGCCGCTTTCCGTGACAAGAATTACTTTTTCTGGAAATCCACCTTGAGGTCTTTCTAATCCGAGTGTCCGCATTTCGGACGGCTGTGATAATATATAGAAATCTTCACCCTCAACAAATCTTTTCTTATTATCATGGAATCTCTTTCTTGCAGTTCCATCTGGTCTTTCATGCACGCTGTCAACGTCCTTGAATGTTACAACTCTCTGACCGTTGAATTCTTTGATTGATAAATCACTGCTTCCTATTTTTACTAAGCCATTCATTACCTAACCTCCTTTTCGAAAATGTACTTTAAGTACACTCGTTTGGCAAAAAAATATCTTCTATAGAACATTCTAGTTTTCTCGCTATCTTGAAAGCTAGTTCCATAGAAGGTTTTCTGTCGCCGCTTTCGATAAATGCAATATGTCTTTGAGTAACGCCAACAGCGGACGCCAACTCATTTTGGGAAATATGCTTTTTCTCCCTTTGTTCTTTTAATTTACTCACCTTTGTTCACCTCCTTGGTATGTACTAATAGTACAGTACTTTTAGTACATTGTCAATAGACTTTTTTATTTTTTTGTGCTATACTACTTTTAAGAAATGAACTTAGCGTTCATGTTTTTGAAAGAAAGGAGGACTTTCATGTTAAGCAAACGCATTAAAGCCATGAGGCTAAAAAAAGATTTAACGCAAAAGGATTTGGCTAACAAACTAAATCTTACGCCTAAGATGGTTTCATTCTATGAATTAGGAGATCGAGTTCCGCCAACAGATGTTTTGGAAAAACTTGCTGATATTTTTGGTGTGACAACTGATTATTTGCTTTGTCGTGATAAAACAGTCGTGTGTCCGATATGCCATCGTGAATATGATCCATTAAACGACTATGAATTAGCAGACCATTCCAGCTTTCATAAAAGATATGTTTACGCACAACAATTGTATGGATACATCCCTTTTTATGAAGAAGCGAACAAAATTAGACTTGATACAATCAAAAGACTAAATAATTCTTCACTACCTATAGGTGAAAGAAAAAAAGCGTTCGAAGAATACTTGAACGCAGAATTCGCTATTGTTCTTTGGCAAAATGGATTTAACGTGAATACAGAATCTTTTAATGATTTTTGTGAAAAAGAATTAGGACTTTCGGAAGTAAAAGAAGTTCTGATGAACATTTCAGAGGAAACATATGATTATTTTGTAGAGAAATATGGCGTAGCCTCGGAAAGCGATTATCACAAAACCACTACTTTTCTGCTTAAAAATGTAAATATTAAAGAACTTACTAAATATGACTTATCCATAATCGAAGAGGTTCATAAAATGAATCAGCGTGGAAAACTTAAAACTCTAGAAACAGTTAAAGAAATGAATTGCAATCCATTGTACAATGATGATTATCTGGAATCTATAGCAGCTCACGAGCGTACTGACATAAAAGTAACTGATGAAATGAAGAAGCATGATGATGATATCATGGATAATGACGACAACTGGAGCTAATTTTTTCCGGGAGGTGGAGCAATGAATCCATATGAAGAATTAGTAGAGAAAGCTCGTAAAGAGGGATTGATTGTAAAGGAATTCCCACTAAAGTCCAGTGATGGAAGAATAAAAGGAAATCGGATTGCTATCAGAAACGATATTCCAACCATACAAAAAGCGGATGCTCTCGCCGAAGAGCTGGGTCACCACCATACTACTGTTGGAAATATTATAGATCAGGAAGATTCCAATAGCAGAAAGCAAGAACGGCAAGCTAGATTGTGGGGATATAATATGCGCATTGGTCTCGGCGGTCTGATCAGAGCGTATGAGCATGGGTGTAGGAATAGTTATGAAATTGCAGAATACTTGCAGGTAACAGAAGAACAACTTGTAGAGTGTATTCAGTGCTATCGTGATAAATATGGTGTGTTTAAGAGATACTGTGGATATTATATTTATTTCATTCCACATCTAACTGTAATAAAATCAGAGCATTCTTACGAATTTGCGGCAGAACTAGCTATTGTAGAGATGCCACAAATACCAGCAAAAAATGAATTAGTGGTATAACCGCCTAGTGCGATTATATATAAAGCGTGTGGTGCGTTTAAGAACAGGTTCTTATCAAAAGAGAAAGAGAGGAAAAAAGAAATGAAAACTTGGAAACTTGTATCAGGAATACTGTCAATTATTTTATTTGCAGTAGTCAGTATGCAGTCATGTGCTGTAGGAATTGGGAACACGTTGCAAGACAATGGAGAAGTTGGTGGTTCGGCTGGAATTATTGTTGCTATACTTCTTCTTGCAGGAGGAATTGTATCTATCGTTACACGAAACGGTGGAAAAGGTGGCAACATTGCATTAATCGTGCTGTTTGGACTTGCTGCACTCTGCGGTTTTACTATGGGAGGAAGTTATAGTGATTTAACTATATGGTCTGCATGGTGCTTAATTTGTGCAATACTTGCAATTATTTCTATCGTGAAAAAGCCTAAAAATCAGTGATTTGATAGTTGCATTATATGAATAAATACGTCTATGACAACAACCTTGCACATTATACGCAAAAAGAATTGGATGTCTATGCAAAGATGGTTCATGAAACCATCGGAAACGGCATACATATTCCCGGACACTTCCAAACAGTAGGCAAAGACCTACAGAACAAAGTTAGGGATATTAACCGTGAGATGTATTTGAGATCTCACAGTCAATAAAACAAAAACCGCCCCTTCGCCAAAAGGAGCGGAATGTTGAAGAAACACACGCAAATATGTTTCTTCCAGTACTCCGAAGAGATACCATTAATTGCCAATGAATATTGTATCATCTTCGGACAGCCAATGCAATCAGAACAACTGTTCTGTGTTGGTTGTATTTTTATACCCATTTTTAAGGAGGATGATTTTTTATGACAGAAAACCAAGAAAAAATAGTAGCACTATACGTCCGTGTATCGACTGGCTATCAGGTGGACAAGGACTCCCTCCCATTCCAGAAGAAAGAATTGAAAGCATACTGCGAACACGTATTGCACATCGACAAAAAGCGAATAGAGATATTTGAAGATGCGGGAAAATCAGGAAAGAACACGAAGCGTCCGGCATTTGAACGAATGATGAACAAGATAAAAGCCGGACAAGTATCTCATGTAATCGTTTATAAGATTGACCGTATATCTCGTAACCTTGTAGACTTCTCTCTCATGTACGATGATTTTAAGTACAACAACGTCACGTTCATATCTCTGAACGAGCAATTTGATACCTCTAGTGCAATCGGAGAAGCTATCCTTAAAATTATATTAGTGTTCGCTGAATTGGAGCGTAAGCTTACGTCAGAGCGTGTTAAAGACGTAATGATAGGACGTGCGAAGAACGTTCAGTGGAATGGGGCAAGGGTTCCGTATGGATGGGATTGGGATGAAAAAAATAAATGCCCGGTACATTCCGATAAAGAAGCTCCTTACGTGAGAACTATGTATCAAATGTATTTAGATGGCGGGTCAACGATCACTATAAGGAATTACAACAACTCTCACAACATCCCTACAAAACGAGGCGGTGAATGGACATCAAAAACTGTAGCTGATCTTTTGAGAAATCCAATGAATAGAGGTGATTACCGGTACAATTATCGAGAAAGCTCACGAGGACGTAAAAAACCGGCGGAAGAAGTCATCTACATTAAAGATGCGTTTCCTCCTATTGTTGATCCGAAGATATGGGATGCTGTCAACAAAAAAATGGATGAGAACGCAGCGTTGCGTAACACAAGCGGACTCCATACGATAAGAAATAGATGTAATGTTTTTGCTGGATTAATTGTGTGTGGGAAATGTGGACACAACTATCAGGTAAAGGGAAAAGACTCACGTAAGGGTAACGGATTCAGACCGTCATCTTATGCATGTACTGGGAAATTCCAAAAGAACAACTGCGATAACATGAACATTAGCGATGTAAATATTGGTCCTTTCATAATAAATTATATCGCAGCAATGGTTGATGCATCAAAAAAAAGGAAGAACATCAGAAATATTGACGACTTAGAGCAACTCATTCTCTCTCACATTAATTTTTCTGATGTGATCGGGATATCCGAGGAAAGTTTGCGGAATACAATGGATCTATTTTCCGCACAGACAAGCTCATTGGGCATATCCTCTCTTAGCACTCAAGACCAAGATGGTAGCGTAATTAGTCAAAAAAATAAATTGGAAGAAGAATTGCAAAAAACAAACCGAGCATTAGAGCGGCTAAAAAAAGCATTTTTATTCGATGATGATGGAATTAGCGAAAAGGAATTTCTTGAAATGAAATCGAAATTAGAAATTGATCGAATCCAAATAGAAAACAGCCTTAAGAAAATCAGTCAGGATTCAATCTCGGCAAACGTGAATCATATTGAGTTTATAAAAACCGCTTCTCAATTCTTAATGATTCACGAAATCAATAGTGGGAATTTTGTGGATTACAAGAAACTTGCGTCCGCAGACGAAAAAACAATGAAAGACTTCATATCCTCCGTAGTTTCCGGTATAACGGTACTTGATAAGCGAATAGTAAAAATAGTTTTTAGGAACGGTTTGTCGCACACACTCTTATACCGATAAAACTCAAGAAAGCCCGTAAATTAAGGCTACGGACTTTCTGAGGGATGACTGAGACTTATAAATTCTCGCTTACGGCATTCATCTGACAACCGAAAGTCGTAACACAGAACGTCAGTGTCCTGTCGGCTTCTTTACATTTTTCTGCAAAAATATCTTTTGCTTTTTCAATAAAATAATACTGACGATCCGGTTCCTGCAGCGGTGCCTCACTTGCAGTCTCTGCAAAGGAAGTCAGTCTATGGTGCTTCGTATTTTCCATTTTCATTCCTTTTCTATGTATATTTTTTTTAACGAACTGATTCTTCAAGCCATCGTATTCATAATCAATCTGTGCCAGTTTCTCTTTCAGTTCGGCCTCACTGATCTCCATATCATCACATAAAGCCTGCAGCGATGGATAGAAATCTCTCAGTTTCGTATTCACAACACTTAACAAGATCATCGGATCGGAAGGAAGTCCGTTCAACATCTTTTAATTCCCCTTTTTTTCAAATTTAGCACCGTATTTTTCACCCAGGTTGATCACGGTACCGTCTTTCTGTTCGATATCAATATTGTTCAGTTGTCCACGCAGATTCCGGCGGACAAGTTCCATGTATTCCTGACGCAGAATCTTCTGTTCTTTCCGTTCTGCGTCAGTCAGTCCCTCAGCTTTTGACTTTTTATATAATTCATTAATTCTTTTTATCTTTTGCTGATCCATCTTCATTTCCTTTCAAACTTGTAAATCTGTCTCAGTTTTTTCTAAATATCCGCAGTGTATTATACACGATTCCGCTTTATTCGTCCACCCTCCTGGGTTCAACTTGAATAATTTTCAAGAAATCCATATAATTCTTCCGGTGTCTCTATATAACGGCCTTTGTCAAGATCTGCCCGGAGGTCATCCGGTAATGCCTCTACTGGAATATTGGTTGTCTCATAGAGGCTTGTCCCATCCGCACGATAGACCGCAACGTAGCCGTTTAATTCTTTTAAATAATACCCGGAGGTCTTCTTTGTCGCATCTCCTTCGGTCATTACACTCTGCTGTAAAAAGTCTTCTTCCCTTTTTTCCGCTTCTTCCACTCTTGCCTCCTGCCGCTGCATAACATACCGGTAACTGGCTGCATATCCTGCCGATACCAGCAATACCATACAGAAAAGAGCAAGGAAAAAGCCGACCATGTATTTTTTCTTCATAAGGACCACTCCTTTTTTTATACAGTATCGGCTTTTTTTTAAATTTTATTCTGCTATAAGAAAAATTGATATTAAATATGCTTTTCAGACCCCTGCATTCCTGTATCTGTCTCTTTCTGAAAAGCCTTGCT